TATAAAAAATATTTTTGTGGGTATAATTGAAAGCGAGAACTGTAAAAAAATTTTTTCTAAATAAAAATTGGGGCATACAATTGAAAGCGAGGACCAGTACAATATCAAGTCCCCTCTCCTAACAAGTAGGGGAAATCCCCCGTCAAAGAGTTAATGTGTCAATAGAACCTTATGGTGTATAGGTCAACCGTAAAATGCTGTGGATTTGGTTATCAAAACTAAAGACGTAAAGAACTACGAACTCACGAAAGTAGAGGTTAAGCCCTCTAAAGACGGCAAAGTACGTTATGCAGTGTGTGAGTTCAGACAAGCAGGTCTAAGAAAGGTGCTGCAAGAGCAAACTAGACCTGTTGTGATGCAGTTGATGGCTGCATATGGCAGCACCAAAGAGCATGAAGATGTATACTTCAAGCTGTTAGAGGAGACTGTTGGTGAAGTTATGCCAATCTGTTGTGTTGAAGTAGCAGGATTTCCTGACTTTGTTCGTAAGGACAATGATGATAAAATCATCACTGAAACGAAGGAAAGAGATGGTAAGCAAGTAAAAGTAGCTTCCGTCTATAACTCTGTCTTCATCTATACACTGTGTACTGACGAAGGCGAATGTATCAAGTCTGATGCAAGTCTTATCAAGCGTGGTGAGAACTTGTTCAATAACTCCAAACGTATTATTACTATGGAGGAGTACAAGATGCAACGAGAGAAGGCTAAGGCAGCTAAAGAAGCAGCTAAGGCAGCTGAGGAGAAGAAGTCTAATCCGTTGTTGGAGGGTGAAATAGTGGATGACGATGAGTTGTAATGAGTAAGTGGGAGGGAGTGGTAAACACCATCCTCTCTCCCCTCATTTTCTCTCTTTTTCACATCAGGCCCATTAGTAATTTATATAATATATAGCGTAATTTAAATAACGTGTAAAAGATTGCACATGGAGATTGAACAACTGAAACATGTGGGAACTAAACAGGAGAGATCGTGCGAGTTCAAGGTAGTTCCGCTTAGTGTTTGCCTACTAAGTATCACTACACAAGCTGGATGGAAGACCGGCATCATTTGTTTAACTTACAAAAAACTCAATAACTTCCCAAGACATTGAGGGCACCAGTTTCTTACAAATAGGTTTAGGACTATCCTTGTAAATACTTAGCTACTACAACATTGATTCCTAGAATCATAACGCCAGAGTAGAGAATCCCTATTTGTAAGTTTATTTGATTATTAATCAATAAATTAAATAAAATGAGTAACGGGACAAAAGCAACAATAGGATTTTACATAATGTCATGTTTATTCCTATTATCAATGGGATTAGATCCAAAAGCAAAACTCTCAGCAATATTAGATATAATATTAGAATGGTCATTAGCTTATTGGATATTTGTTGGAATATGTTTTTTAGCAATAAACTCATTTAATAAATAAGAATTTATGAGCAAGAGAAAATATCACAAATCAAATTGTGATGCCACAGTTAGGGCAATAGTAGAAGATGCACTAGGACGTAAAGTTATCCTAGTTGGAAAGCACGCTTTCGAGTGGTCTATTATTCTCGAAAAAGAAGGAAAATTAGTAATAACTACCTTTCCTAATAGAGAAAAAGCAGTAGATACATTTAACAATAAATATAGAAGAAAATGAAAGCACTCAATTACATTCTATTTGGTATACTATTGTTAGTATTATTATTTTATGTAGTAATGACAATAAGTCAGCCACGTTATGCAGTAACTAATATATTACTGTACATAATACCAACTTTAATTGGTATCTATTTTGGTGTCAAGGTTATTAAACATGAATAACAAACCACCCAGTGTATGAAGTGATACACAACTCTCTTTTTAATTTAATATAATGCAGCCATAGTTAGTGACAAGCCTAATTAAAAAATGCAGAGTCTATTAAATTATTTAATATATGAAAAAGGTAATATCATTCATTTGGTTAGTATTAAGAATACTTATCTATATGATAATATTATTAATACTGTTGGACGATCCCATCCTATATCCAATATGTGTGATATTATTTGCATATATTGAATTTAAGGATAAAGTAAATGTTAGTGTTTTTCATGGTATTATAGATGAAGTTAAGAAAGAATTGAAGTAACAACATTCTTTTGGTTAAAATGTAAGACACACATCTGTTGTGAAACACGTGTGTGTCATTTAAAAGATTTTTACAAACATTGATTATAGCCTCCTAAAGGCAACGAAGGTTACAACAGAACCGTTGTATGCCTATTGTGAAATACGCATACAATTCCCCTAGAGTAAAGACAACCTCATCGTAGCTAATTATTATACTTCATTTGATTAATACACAAATTAGCAGGTTCTAGGGTCTAGTAGGTTTAAATTGCCGGGCTGAACGAATGCCAACGGCTACCGAAGCTAATGTCTTTAAATCTGAATCATTAATACTTAATAATATGATAAGAATAATAATTCAGAAAAAAAAGAGTCGTAGTATATCTCTATATAAGAGAATTGTGACTCTTAAAAAAGAGCTTAATTTAAGTTGGCTTGATGCAATTAAGTTAGCTTATAAATTAAGTAGAGGATACGGTGTAGTAATCAATACTGCTATCGCATCCAAGCAACAGTGTATGTACGGATATATGGATAATCTCCATAATCAGTTACATCGTGTATTTGATGCAAATTGGAAACAAGATGTAGAAACTGTTGCTATGCAAATACCCAAAAAAGACTTTGACCTATTTAAATTAGGTGGAGGATATAGGGTATATATTGCAACAAAACCCGGTTATATAGATCATTTCTTACAGATCTATCCATAATCAGGTAAGGGAGATTTATTTCTCCCTTTTAAAAAATAACAAACTTGTTGAATTATAGAACTCTATTCATGTATCTGTTGTGAAACACGTACTGATTAAATTGAAATCCTAAGTAGATACATGTAACAGCTTGGCGGCGTTAGTGGCTTATGATCTACTTAGGATTATTTTAGATTATTATTAACAATTAAAAATATAAAATTAGTATGGATAACATGAACAAAGGTATTAAATTTGATTTCTCTAAAACAGAAGTAATTACAAACAAGCTAAGATGGATAAAGACATTAAAAGAAGTCTTTTGTATTAGTCTAAGAGATGCTAAAGATGCTGTAGACTGTGGATCATACTTTTACGATCTAAGTAGATTTTCATATAAAAATGACGCAATTAATTTTTACAATGCAATAGTTGGCAAAATTGCGAGATTAATGGACGAAGACTGTTTAGATGTTATTAAATTTGTTTGGAAAAAAAATGAATCTAATTCTAATTCTCAAAATATCCAAGAAATTAATAACAATGTAGTGAAAGTAGGCTCAGTATATATTCTTACTGAAGAAGAATATAACCATCTCCATAAATGTCGTGGTTTATTAATGGATATGCTAGGTACATATAAACAATTTCTACAAGCTTATGAATCCTTTAAATAAATCTTCATTAAAATGTCTTTTATATGTGTTACTACTATTGGTAGTAGTAGCTGGGGGTATCTACACCATAGCTATTACAGGAGAGTTAATAATAACCTCATTAGGTATGGGTGTTATACTAGGTTTGTTCTTTATTTTAATTAATAAAGAATCTCAAAGAATAGAAAAGTATTTATACGAGGAAGAACAAAAACAACAAGATTAAAAAGACAATATTGCACAGTTTTATTAATAAATCAATTATTTCTATGAACAAGTTTCGAGACGTAGCCATTGGGCTACTTTGCATCGTACTATTGGGAGGAATCCTATGGTATGGGTACGATAAGTACCATGGTACAGAAGCTAAAGAAGCTTCAGAATCAACTAAAACTGAGGTCATTATTCCTACTTTGGAAGAAAGACTTAACGACTGGAATGTTGAAAAGCATGACATGGAATTATACGATTTGTGTATGGAACTTCCAGAACAAATCGTACGTACTATTCTTAATAGAATAGGTACAACTGCAACGTATGAAGAGATTGCTGAAGAGTATCTCCGTAATACAAACTATTATATTAGTATGCAGTTAAAAGAAGTTATGCCGGGAATAACAGGTCCAGATGCTAAGAATGCTAAAGTGGAAATAAAGACTGAAGTAAATAGGCCGGAAAAAGAAAGTGAGAAAGCTGTCAAAGTACCAATTACGGTAATAGATAGTATTAAATGATCATGATTGCAATAACTTTTTTGAATTTCTGACTTATAATTCATTTATATGCATTGCCTGTGAAGGTAGTGCATATTTTTATTATTAGATCATCAGAAGATGACAAGCATGTGGGGCGTAAGTAGTATTTTTATGCGGGAGAAGAAGAATGGCAATTGTTCTAATTAGTACTGATAATTGCAAATACTATGATCGTGCGGACGTTAAAATCATGCCGTTAATAAGAATTGTACTGGCAATACAATTCTGCTACAACGTAAAATATGTTAGATAGCCAATTATAAGAAGTTTTATGTAAGAGTTTTTTAATATTTATTTTGCAAGCATAAAACTTTACGATGATACTTGTTATTAGTTGCTCATAGTACAATATGAGTTGTTGTTAATCAACAATCGTTCAATCAAAACTATCTCTGTAGTTGTACATACAGAGACGTCATCAAAAGTTATAACTTAAATTTATCAAAAATGAAACAGTTACATCTTATTGGAACTACAGGAAATAATTTATGTCTTGTACAGATTCCAACTTCTTGGTCCCAACAAGAAGCAAAAGAAATGCTTGAAAGAGCACTTCTTGTTTTCATGCAGGAAAAAGATAATCCAGAATTTCTTTCTTCATTAAATGAAGAAGAACTGAGGCGTCAATTTCCTAGATTCGATTCTAAGTTAATCGAGCAAGTTTCTGTTTTACTTCAGAATGTAGGTACACCAATATCTACAGGAGGAGGTCTTACATGGCAAGTAGAAGTACAGAATTACTTATTACGTAATCCTACTTTTACTAGAGACTTAGTTCTCTTATTTAACAATCCTCTCAAAAAAGAGGAAAAAGAGTATCTTTGTATTAACTACATTGAGGCATTACCTGAAATTGTTAAAGTTTTTAAGAGCTATGTCTAAAACGTGGAAAGAAAGTAAAGCAGTAAAACAAGGACGTTCTGAAAAAGGACGTCCTAAGCCTAAAATGGAACCCTATAAAAAGGGTACTAAGAATAAAAAAGAAATTTATTGATTACTCGCCAGTTATCATATAATTTAATTTTTTATTAATATGGTGGTTATCCCCGAATCGTGAATAAGCCCAGAGTCCTACAGCAAATCAAAGCTATGTGAAGATGCATAGTACGCTAATAAAGTAAAGGGGGCAGCATATGATAAGAAAACAAAGACTATGCCACGATTCATTATTTAAGAACATGGAAATAAGAAACGTTATAGAACTCTCCGCATTTAGCAAATCTCTATCAAAAAAGATTACGTACTTAAATCATGAAGAACGTATACTTATTGATATAGAACAAATTGCTGCAATAACTCCAACTTCAGAAAGAGAGGATTTACCTAAGAAAGTAGGTTTAGCCTCTTGTAATAATGATGAAGCAAAAGAAGAATTATACACTTGTGTACTACTTAAGTGCGGCTTTAGTATAAGAGTAATCGAATCAGTAGAAGAGGTATATAACAAAATACAAAGAATATATAATTCTACTATCTAGTAATAAAAATCAATTTTACTTAAAATGCGAAGCAAAAGAAAAATGGAGACTGTACGTATTCGCAAGGCGAATGCTACAATCAAAAAAGAAAAAGTAGTATGTTTTGCACAGGATAGAGACGTAAGCACTCGCATACTTGCAATACTATCTGTAGGGCAAACAAAATCCGGAGTAAAGAAAGAAACGAAGGGGGCTGATGGAAAAGTAACAGTAGCCTTTGTACCTGAAATTACTCGCTACAAAGTAATTTGTGGCTCCAATGGAAAAGTTGGAACAAGATACAATGTGATAAAAATACCTAAAGAAGAAAAAGGTAGAGTTATCAGAAAGACCGTTATTGACAACGGTACTGTAGGTCGGCGATTAACAGATGAAGAATTTGTTAATATGTATCCTTCTCAATGTAATATCTTTAAAGAGATATTTAAAGAAGAATTTCAAGTAGCATCTCAAAAGATACAAAAAACTAAAAGATAAAAAATAATGACACTTGAAGAACTTATTTATAAAGGTACTAATACCAGCGGTATTAGTAATGTTTCTACTAGAGGACAACCTACTACTTCTACATTTTGTAAAAAAGATATAAAAAGATCAATAAAGAGCGCAATTAGTGAGAATCCTAGTTTTAAGCAATTTCTTGAAGAGAACCATGCTTATGGTAGATATGTAAAAAATGTCACTAATCAAATATTGCGAAATGGAGATATCTCTGGTAAACTAATTAAATGTGTACATAGAATAGCTCATAGTAATTATAGTAATAAAGAGATTATTAACGGCACTATTAGCTGGAGTAGTACATCAGAAGGTAGCGATTATTGGTTTGGATTATATGTTAATACTAAAAAGTAAATAATAACAATTTTAATTTAAAAATCAATTTTATTAACTTATCAAAATTTTAAAAATTATGGCAGATTTTAATTTAGATGCAAAAATGCAAGAGCAAGAGAACAATCAGGGTAAAGTGAACACTTCCGCAGTAGACAAAGCAAAAGAGAATATCGCTGCAAAGAAGTTGGAACAAGAGACCCGTGAAGTTGAACGTCGTTTATCAAACGCAGAGTCTACAGAAGATCGAGCATTGAAAGAACTTCGTATGGCTCGTAAAAAAGAAGAAGCTCAAAAAGCATTTTTGACAGCTGTATCTACAGCTAAAACAAAATTTGAGTCCGACGGAGATTATCGTGCATATGATAAAGCCGTTGAGGAAGCCGAAGAGAAACGTGACAAAGCCGTCAGCGACGCTAAGCGTGCTATCTACGGTGAGGATTATTGGAGATATTAATCCAGTAATTTAACTCCGAAATCAGAGTTGGGAGTGTTCGAGAGGCCTCCCAATCTCTTTCCGTATATTTAGTTCTAGAAAGAGATTAATACCACGATTTAAATATTCGAATGAGTAGTAGAATATGTTTACCTTGAAGTAACAAGGTACTCAAGAGCCTTGAGCCAGAGTGGAAAATTCTGAGCCACTGATCACGTGCCTGAGATCATTACTATCACTTGAAAAAGTACGAGCATGTACTGCTGAATCGCTAGAACCTTGAGTCGAGACCTAGTGATAGGCTTACGTAAGTAAGTTAAGTATAGTAATGATATCAAATCACACACAGAATTAGAGCTATATGCCGAAGTTGATGCTTACAATCTTTTGATGACAAGATAAACTTCAAATTCTGTAGATCTATCAAAGGCATTTTCTATAGTAGTAGAGAGCTACATGCCTAAGATCATTCTCTTTTAAAGAGATAAAGAGGAATACACTCGCATAAAAAAGAATTCTTACTATTACTATAGTTTTAAGGTAAAGAGAAAGCGATTTCTCTTTATCTACTATATTTATATCATAAGAACTGTGATATATCTTATTAGGTTTATTGGAAACTATTAGGACGAGGGTTCGACTCCCTCCAGCTCCACGAGTTTCTGTATATCTTTCCTCACTATACCATTGCGTTTGAGTTAAAAAAGATATACTTTAAGGGGCTGCTTGGATTTGACTAGTAGTGAAAGGTAAAATAGGTTCAATTCAAAATTTAAATGGCAATACATTTGTCACTGATTACACTGCTCTAGGAGCAGCGTAAATCAACGTGCTAACTACGAAAGTGAGGGGGTCTAGTAGCTTAACTGGATAAAGCCCTGAATTTTATCAGGAGATTGTGGGTTCAAATCCCACCTAGATAACAATTTATTTAATTATTTTAAAAAGCTTATGGATGAGAAAATAGCTGAAAAAAGATTAGTATCATTTAATAAAGAATGTATACTAGCAGGACCACGACAAAGCGTCGTTAGTTTCCTTAAAATGTTAATGAACTTAGGAGCAGATGTAACAAAAGCAACATCTGCAAAGAGTTTGATAACTAGTAAATCGAACATTGTATTACTACTTAAGAATGAAGGAAAAAGTAAGAAATTTCCTCAAATCACTGTATTAAGTAGGTCTTGGTGGGATTATTACCACAATCCCAAAAAGCATAGAAGTTCTTACAAAACATACAATATTCCAAAACAATGGAATAAAGTATATAATGAGATACTAAAACTTGAAAATATTCCATTCTTAATTCCTGAGTAATATGAGACTAACATTTTGGATATACTTTGATAATCCCGGTGAAAAGGAGAAATTAAAGAAGATAATGGATGAACCATGTGATGATTTCGAAAAGAATCGTCTAATCCAAGAAGAATTTGGAGTTGACTTGCTTACAGCAAGTCGAGTTATTGACACATATTATAAATCAATTAAGAAATGAAAGCAGGAGTATATATTGTTAAAGACTTATTCAGCGAACAGAAATATATTTTGTCTTTAAATGGTAAGGAACCATTTATAAGAATCACAAATAGTATTTCACTAAGTTCATTTGCTAATGGTCTTATCGAAAGAGATCATAAAATAGTTGAACAGATTTTAGAAGATCCTACTAAATTTGAATTTACTCTTCTATCTAAAGAAATTGAATCAAATAAAGTAGAAGAAAACACAGAATCTAGTAACATTCAATATACTGATGAACAATATAATGAGTTTATAAGTATAAAGAATATTCAGCCAGATGGTAATTTAAATAAAATTGCTGTTACTGCAGATATTCAAGGTAAATTACATATATCTTGGGAAGAAGCAGAAAAATTATTTGATATAATAAATATTCGTTATTTAGAAGACGATAAATGGAAGAAAATAGAGATAAAATCTTCGATCAACGAGGCGAACTCTGTAATACAATAAAAGATCTTTTTAAAAATACTAGCAAATGTGAAAACTTTTTACCAGTATTTAGAGAAGATGAAGGTTATTGTATGGATTGGGGAATAATTGGATCAGAATATGAAAAATATTTTGGTTGGATTAAAACTCCAGATGGGAAATTTTGTTCAGTATGTCCAGATAATATGGATTGGCGTACTTGGATTGAGATAAAAGCAAAAATTAAAGAATGGATTGCTTGGATATCTCAACGTCTTTTTCATCCTAATAAGATGATAGGGAGCAAACATACTACAGACTTAGTAAGACTAAGAATTGCTGTAGCAATGTTAGACAAAATAGAATTACCTAGAATATATTCTGATGAAATATTTGATAACTTAATTCAATGTTATTGGATACGTAAATATGTATATGATACATATTATTATAGATATATATTAGGTATTCCATTTTAGTTTAGAAATAAGGAAGTGTAATAAGATTTGCCTACTTTCAGACGAGATAGCTGTGTCGTCGCAGAGGGCGTTCTAAACAAAAGGATTCTAGGGGTTCGACTCCCCTAGTTTCCACTAACTAATGCTTGTTATATGAAAGAAGAAGAAAAAATCTTAATTGAACAAGCAAAACACGGTGATGATAAGGCTTTTAATCAGTTATATGAACGGTATCATAGACTGATAAGATATATTATCTTTGATATAGTCAAAGATGATGAACTTACTCAAGATCTATTGAGTAACACATTTATAAAAGCCTTTAGTAAACTCAGTTCTTATGTAAATCCTATTAGCTTCGAAGCGTGGCTTAAGACAATAGCAGTTAATACTACTATTGATCATATAAGAGCCACAAAGGATTTATGTAAGAACTTCAGCATAGATAATGAGACAAATACTATTCAATTAGAAGAGACAGCTCCAGATCCCGAGTCAGATATTATTAAAACGGAGAATATTGAACTTCTAAGAATAGCATTATCTCGCCTAAGATCTAAGTATCGAAATTTACTCGAGTTAAGATACTATCAAGGTCTTAGTTACGATCAACTGAGTGTTAAGCTTGGAATTCCTATCGGTACCGTGAAGTCCGATTTGAATAAGGCAAAACGTAGGTTGAGAGAAATTTTTCATAAACTTTCAAAAAATTAACAGAACATGACAACAATGACTTTCATTTCTATGATTGTTGCTTTAATTCTAGTGATTGTAGCAATCGCTAGAGTACAAGGTAGCCCAAAGCTAGGTATCAATTTAATATTGACACTAGCATTTGCGATTGTTGTTGGATTTGGTATCCAAAGTAAGACTCGCAATATCGAGTCTAAAAAGGACCAAATAGAAAAGGTCTCTGTAGTAAACCACATGCCCATACAGGCTTTGCAAATCGTTGGAGTGACACCAATGATTACTGCAACAATTAAGTCTGTAAGTAAGGCTTATATGTGGTTTATTAGAGACCAAGGAGACCAACAACAAGGAGAAAATCTTCTAGTTCATACTAGAACTAGAGCGTCACCAGATCACGAGGATTCAAGTTAGCTTACTAACTATTTTCGGGATCATTACTATTTCTATCATTAGTTATTTTAATAATTTAAAACTGTAAAGGACAGTAAACAAATCAATTGAATCATGTCTAATAAGAAAAATAAAACAACTCAGCAAGCTCCTGTAAAGGATACTGAAGTAAAGGATAACAAGAGTGCAAAACAAACTCAAGTAAATAATCCACAAAAACCAAAGGAAGTAAAAAAGCCTGAGGTAGAAAAAGAGGAGAGAAAACAAACTCCACCACCTGTAGATCCTACAGTAGAAACAGTTACAACCGAAGAGGTTAAGCCGGAGCCAAAGGAAGAGATTCCTTCAAAAATCGACTTAAACAACATTAAGTTACAACCACATCAGAGGATGTCTGGCGATGGTTATGCTCGACTACTAGAAGTAGCTCAGCGTCATATAGCCGGAATGAAATCTGGTGAACCAGCAACGATTAAGATGGAGCAAGCCTTCACATATAATCTTGCTTGGGGTATGACTAAGGCTTCTATTCAAGCTCGTGAAGAGAAACTTGAATTAGGTCTTGCAGTTCCAAACGATGATGTCATTGTTCAAGATGTTATTAATACATTTAATAATATTGGTGTTACAATGTTGCCGCATCACGTATCTGAGGATGGTAAACAAATGACCTTAGCATTTAAGGACATTACTCCAGAAACAGAGAAAGAAGCTAAAGAGGAAATTAAACAAGAGAAAAAAGCTCCTGTAGTTCCTGAGCTAGATGCTGCTAAGTGGAAGGATGAGAATGATGCAAAGAATGGATTATCCTATATCTTATCACAGCAGAACTCCCCTTTTCCAAATCGTTTCAGCGAGGCATTGATGAAAGTACGATTATATCGACAGAATCAAGAACCAGACGAAGCAAAAAAGGAAACTTGGAACAAGATTGGATTAGGTGCATTATTCGAAGATGCTGTTACCCTGTTAGGTAATAAATCTACAGCATTAGTACGTGGTCTATGTCAGGGAACTGTTAGTTCTCTTATAGCAGATCATAATCCAATTTTCGCTCATTCGACTGTAAAATATAATCTTCCAGTTCTGAGTGAGGATGAAGTAGTTGATTTGATTAAAGCGTTTATTCGTGTTCGTAATGCGGACTCTAAACAGCCAATTGACGAAACTACAGCAGTTAAGAATGGAATCCTTGAGCCTACTCGAGATTTCTTCTTACAAATACCGCAACTAAGTAAATTAGTTGTTAATACTGACGATCCTAAATCATATGAAGTAGGACTCGCTAAGAAGATCATGAACAAATTCTATGAAGCCTATAAGACCGAAGTTCCTATGGCAGATCCGAAGTTCATGCTCAATGCAACAAATAAAATGATCGAAATTCGTAACATGTACGTAGACAAGGATGCAGCCTTCGATCTATATACAGAAAGCGAATATCCTAAGGAAACTCCGAAATCTGAGGAAACTGCAGATCCTAAGAAAGACGAGAAACCGGTGGAAGAGAAGAAGTAAATAACTATAAATCATTATCAAAATGAGTAGACATGGCAATTTACTTACATACGTGTCATTTGCTATTGTAGGTATATTATTATCCTATAATACGAACTTCTTTCAAGTAGAAGAGGTTCGGGCAGATCAAGTAAAACCACTTGACTTGCCCGCATTAAAGTTCGATCCTAAGAATAATTTGTCCTTAGAGATTGATCTTAATAAAGGTGTTTCCAATATAAAAAGCGATATGCCGATTGCTAACATTGATGTCACCATTAATCACCCCACGAAAATCGTGGAAAAGGTAGTAAAGAAACCAGTTAAAGAAAGGAAAGAATATGAAACAAAAACTGAATATCTAGAGAAAGTAGTGATGTTTACTCTACCTACTCCTCGCTTTCACGTACCAGATGTTCAGATTCCTAAAAGTGTAGAGAGATGAAAGCAAATAATAATACATTAGATAAATTAGCATTTGTAGGCTTAATTATCTTCTTTATAATGTGTTTACTTTTTGCATGGTGTATAATATAACAGTTAAAGATAAAAGCTGTCGGGTCAAACGACTCCTTACCCGTAGTAAGAAGAAGGAGAGTGGTATTGTAGCTGTACACTTAAAAAGCAATAAGACAGCGTATATTATATTTGGATAAGTCTGATCAACAAATCGTATAATATAGACAAGGAAAACAGGATATGAGAATATGATAGCGCTAACACGCAATTCAAAAGGTAATATGATAACTTATTAATGAGTATATCCTTTTACTCTAGAAAAGTTAATAAGAAAATGGAATAGTGTAGATATCAATCCATTCTATAGGTATTGAGAACCGTCTGGTGAATATACTAAGAGAAGACACTTCGATATGCTTACCGATAAAGTAGGGAAACGTAGAAGATAAACGATATATGGAGTCTGCTTCAGCAGCTATTAATAATTGTAGGTGACAATGCAATTATTAAGTCTTAGAGTAAAGACAATAGTAAACTTCATTAGAAGTCCGTGGAGGAAACCAATCCTGAAATCAAGAAGGGACTTTAAACAGCAACTGCAACTATTACAAAGGGTGATAGAATTACTCAACAAAGAACTGACTAAGTTCCGGGTAGTGTCCAAAGCTACCTTACTGAATCCACTTTAATTAATTTGGATAGGTTAAATAAATTTGCCATCTTAGTGTTCACTATATTAGTGCTGAAACACCTATATGAAAGAATATAGGGAAAGTATAGTTATGAAGGAGATTAGATATTTAATAGAGGGTGCTATAAGGTGCTACGAATCTGAAGAAAGTAGAATCAATTACTACAGCTTTTACTCTTAGAAGTAAAGGTCAACAGTTGGTGTTATTACTAAAGATTCATATGGCTGAGTGGCTATGATCCATACTAGGAAATAGAAATGAATTCGAGACTTATTTCTATAAATAGTATGACAGATTATCCGGATTAGGTGCCAAACCTATACTTTATAGAACTATTAGTATCAACGTGATTGTGTTTACTGCATGAGTTATATCACGATAATAAATGGAAACGCAGAGGTTTGGTGAAGCGTACCAAAACGTTAATCCAAGTTTTAGAACAATTCTTGGCAAGATTGTAATATAGTAACACTATATGTATCTAAAACAGGTTTGACTTACCTAATATAAAGTTTTTGACGTCGGCTAACAGAGTCCGTCGGTTGATATCCGAGAAACCTGCAAAGTTTAGTATGCTTTCTTTAAAATATATAACGAAAGTAGGGCTTTTGTAAAGTCAATGGGCTAAGTTCAAGTCTATTAACATAGAGCTACTGAATCCAAAGATTCACCACTGGCCCGAGAGTCATATTTCCTCTTAAATAAAGAATATTAGAGAGTATTAACATGTTTAACACCGTAGGGGCCAAAATCCCGAGTTAAAATAAAATTTGAGGAAGTCCTCGCTAGGAAAAGCCTATCATTTGTAGGATAAGGTAAACCATTTTCTGACTGCGCCCTCAACAAGCCAACCGTTATTGCTTCGTGCATGAATACTAGAGTATGATGATAAATCATATGATCGGTATAAAGCGTTTCATTGAAACTTATAAATCTTTAAGAGTGACTGAAAATGAACTAATACTTATAGACCTATTTGTAAGTAAGAGTAAATGGAAAGTAGGTGAAAGTCCTCAATATTCGAGCTTGTAAAACAGAAAAATCCTCGAAAAGGTCATATGGGCAGTATACTGCATATGAAAGAATAGAGTGGCAACCACTTTAGGGTGAAAAGACTAGAAGTGTTGGGTTTGGTAACGTTCCTAAAACGACCGTATATGTGGAATATTCGATAAAGTAATCCTATGTGGTTTATTATATCTTATCAGTGTGTTTAAGCCAATTTAAGACACACATACTAATAATAGTATATTTGTATTGACAAAGATATAACATTTGCTAGAGAAGCCTAGAAATGTAAAGAACTAGTAGCATGTGCATATCCCTATCAATATACAGCGGTAGAAGATAGTAAAAAAACGTATTGATCTTGTGACTTATTAATTAATGTCGTAAGATCTCATTAGTCTGATGTTGGGCAAGCGTAAGGGACAGTTAGTCATGACACGAACCTTCATTAGTTAATATGAAAAGTATAATTGGATAATTCTAGAGTAAGACTAGTTCCATAATGCACTAGATGAAAAAGTGTCATTTAAGAAGAGGAAGTATCTACTTAAATGTGTCTCTATGGAGTGCTAGAGTAATAGCAATAGCAGAATTACAGAGTGAAATAGAATCCAATAAGCTTATCAAGTATAAAGAATAATTTCAAGGAGTAGTCATTGAATTGACGTAGGCGATAAGATAACAGGCACCTGGGCAACAACATCCCCTATTTAGGAAATACTCCAGTAAAGAAGTTCTTTTATTTTATTTGAGTTTATTAATCTTTTAAAAACAATTTAAAATGTTTCGTTGGTGGAATCAACCACGAAATCAAGGAGGAAACAAATTATGGATTATATGCGTATTAATGCCGCACAATGTGGCGCAACTCTGGGTAAATATATTTTAGTAGTAGAACGGAACCCAGTAGATACAAATTATTCAGAAGATAAAAAGAATGGTGCATTGACTCTAAGTCGGCCCATTTATCTATACTCAATTCGACCGATAGAGGTAACTTCAGTCGAATTAGTAGAATCAATGAGTAACGAACGTAAAGTTCAGTTCAATAAAGATCCGAAATTACGGCTCGATATCGCCAATATTGACGACATTACGAAAGTTATTCCGGTACCGTCAGCTTCCACTGTTAAAGCAGCAATTGAGAAGTACGAACGGTCTAACAAAGAAGAAATTACTATCTTTGTAGATTATGTTAAATTAGTACCGGAAGTTATGGCCCTTAACCGGGATGAGAAGAACGTACTTCAGAGCTTCTTGAATGCTCAGATGAAGTTCTGTGGAACTTTAGCCGAGGCAAATGAGCTTGAGGCTACAGCTTGTCGGACTCGGATGAAAGAGTTAGGTATTGACGTTAATATCTAATTACTATGTCCGAGCAGGGATTTACTATAAGTCCGTGGGCGTTTAGAGATTTAACTTACATGTTTAGTGATCCTATTCTTGTAGATCAATTGCTACTTACAGATGAAAAGCAAGTAGCAAAATATAAGAAAGTCAATAAAGATGGATCGATAACACTTGGTAAAACGAGTATTTCATGGTTAAATCGCCTATTTGGTGGAGAATATGTACTTAATCCTGAGACAATTTGTCTTAGATTAATTAAGATAATAACCGGTATGGGTAGTGGTCGAAATGATAATGCATATAAAGATATGTGTGATCGTTTCTCAAATTATTATAAAGATGGAAATTATAGTTTGGCTATATCTGCAATTTTTGTTGCATATCGTTTTGTACTAGCTTCAGATATTAAAACAATGACTGAAGAGAACTCTACAGTTGAGAAAGGAGTTCCTAATCGAAAAAATGTTTTAATAAATGGAGTATTAGTAAAAGACAATTCTGGTCAAGCTGTTGTAGTGGATTTTTCAAATCCATCGCAAGTATTATTCCGTCGTCCATAAAATCGAAAATCATAAGTAATGGTAATTATATTCTGTGATGAATGATGAATAGATATTACACATTACTCAAGATATTTCCTGGTAGAGAAAGAGATGAGTTAATTTCTCTACCATAACATGGGCGTAATACGGTATGTATAATAACATGCTAAGTGGGTTGGCTAGCCTCGAGAATAAGAAGAGGATGTCATTATCGATGATGAATACGCCCTCACAGGTAGTTGATAATTCAAGTATATAAATAGATGTTTAACAATTTAAAATCAATTTGTATATGAAAATTAAATCAACAGAAATTAAGGCAAAGCTAGAGAAGTTAAATAAAGATATCACTAATAACTGGATGATCATTCGAACAGAGAACTTAGTTGAGAATGGGTTCAAGCGTCATTATGATATGAAAGCATTGTTAGATGATATTAATAAAAAAGCTATAGACCGTATTCAGACGAAACTAGATCAGTTTTGTATCAATATCGGTTTTAAATCACGCAGCGATTTTCCGAAAGATAGTATTTATCCTATTATCTTTGAGTTATCAGAGAAGAATGAACAATTCGTTCAATTAGGTATTATTATTGAGAAGTCAACGATTAATCCTACCCTAAAGATGAAGAAGGGCAAGAAGAATCTTAAACAGAATGAGGAACTTACTCGTGATTATCTAAACAAACTTCGTAACAATCTTCAGTTGGAGATTAACGGCCTAAAGAAGAAACTTGCTGACTTTAATGATGCAGCTGAGTTAGATACTAGCGGAGCATACATGTATTTGGCAGCATAAAAAGGAAGATTTGTCGCTCCCTTTAAGTAGGAACAAGAGTTTGGCAAGTCGGGTTCGAATCCCGGACGAATCACAAGTCTCGAAAACTTATTTACTAATATTAAAATTATCAAAATTTATGAAAACTAAAGATATCAAATCTACAGAAAAGAAAATATCCTCTTTAGACAAAGTAAAAGCACTTAAAGAGAAAATTATTGCAAATGCAAACGCACTTGCTGATCGTATTCTTAGTAAAGCAATTGCTAAAGAAGAACAAGAGAAAGCTTGGGAGACTAGAAAGAAAGAACTTAAAGCAGAAGCTGCTAAAAAGCGTAAAGAGGCAGCTTTAAAGAAGCGAGAAGAGAAAGCGAAGAAACTTTCTCAGATTCATTCCAGTATTCCTACTAAGGATACCTCTAAGAAGCAGAAAGCTATTGATAAAGCAATTGAGGAAAAACACGATGAGAAAATGATTGCTAAGGAGACAAAATTCGAAGATTTCAATCCTAAACGACAAAAGCTTACTAAAGAAGAGCGAATTGAGCGTAACAAAAAACGTGCAATTAAACTTATCCACCATAAAGAAATTAAGGATAAGATAAAGCATATAACTAAAGAAGAAAAAGAGAAAATTGCCGCAGAAGCTAGAAAAGCTGGTTATCTAGCTTACAAAGCAGAGATGCAAAAACAAGCTTCTGAAATAGCAGCAGATCCTAAAGCGTATCAAATACGCCAGGAGAAAAGAAAGAAATCAGAACAAGAGCGTTTAAATATGCTTGCTGAGAAACGTAAAGCTCGTATGGATAAACTTCAACGAGTAGAACTTACTCAGAAACAAAAGACATTAAAAGATCTCGAGCATTTTAAACTGGCACAAGAACGTCGTAATGAAAAGAAACTTCAACGACGTCAAATGTACCTTTCTAAGGGTGGTATACAATTACCTAAAGTAAAGAACAAAGTGGAAGTTCGACCTATTATTGAACAACCAAAAAAACAAGACAGTAGTAAACATCGTTATATTGTGAGAACCCAGTATATCGATCAACCTTCTCTTACTGGAGATAGAGTTGGCGCTATTGTCTGTCTTCCAGATAAGTTAAAAGATATTGTAAAATATTCTTTTAACAAAATGATGGAAAAGGAATCTGATAAAGTAGTAGGATACTTTATTTATGATTCAGATAATCCTGAAGTATGTATTATAGAAATGGTTAACTCTAAATATCGAGAGATTGATGGAGTTACTATTACTCGTTTACAAAAACAGGACAAAACTGCAGCATAAGCTGATATTCGTCTATGAAACAGGGGTGCGTCTGTTCAACGCACAACTTGGCACGTAAATAATCCGAAACTATAAGGGAAAAGTAGGTAGTCTATATAAGCGCTTATATAGGAATTTGGTTCGAATCCAAAACGTGTCACATAATTTATAGCTATGAAAGTTAAAGACAAAACTTGTATAGTCTTTGATATTGAAGTTCTTAAGAACATATTTACTTGTACTTGTAAGAATACAGAAACAGGAGTAATTAAAGTATTTGAAATATCTTCTAGAAAAGTAGATATTCAAGATCTCCTCAATTACTTTACTCAGGATTGTTATTATGTTGGTTATAATAATCATCATTATGATAATCCAGTATTAAATTATATCTTTTCTTTATATAGAAAAAGATATTTTGAATTCTTTAGTACAAGAGAAATAACTGAATCTATATTCAGAATGAGTCAAATAGTAATTGATAAAAATTCTGATTTTGGATTATGGAAAGAGTATAAATACGCTAAGAATTTCTTATCAATTGATTTATTAACAATGCTATATTCTAAAGCACTACGAGTATCTTTAAAAGAGATGCAAGTAACTATGCAATATAAGAATGTAGAAGAATTTGTAGTCGATTGGAAACAAGATCTTCCAGAAAAAGACATGGATAAATTAATACTATATAATATTAATGATGTAGAATCTACTGAAGAATTATTACATAGATGTAAAAGTGATTTAGAACTAAGAGTTTCTATTGAAAAAGAATATAAAATTAATTGTTTAAGTCTTGATGGAGTAAATACTGGTATGAAAATTCTTGAGCAAGAATATATTAGACATACTGGTATTACTAAGGATAAATTAGAACAACTAAGAAGTCCTTGTGATCAAATAGATTTAGAGAAAGTTATTTTTCCTTGGATAAAATTTAATAGCCCTATATTACAAAACGTATTAAAAGAGATGAAGCAATTACATAATGTTTCTCCAGGTAGAAAGGGTTATGAAAATACTTTCGTATTCGGTGACATGAAAATAACCGTAGGTGTTGGTGGTATTCACGGAGATTGCGGTATAGAAATAATTAAGCCTAAAGAAAATGAATTATTATTAGATTCTGATGTTAGTTCACTATACCCAAGTATGATTATCGAACACGATTTATATCCACCACATTTAGGTAAAGAATTTTTAGAAACATATTCTAATATTCGTACAAGAAGATTAATTGCTAAAAAGAATAAAATTAAAGTAATAGATAAAACACTTAAATTATCACTAAATGGTTTAAGTGGTAATTTACAAAATGAACATTCATGGTGTTATAGTCCATTTACTGTAATGCAAATTAGAATTAATGGACAATTACTACTTTTAATGCTTTCTGAAAGACTATTATCTTTAGGATGTAAGTTACATCAAATTAATACTGATGGTATCTTATATACATGTAAAAAGGATAAATACGAAGAACTACAAACAGTTTTAAGTGAATGGGAAAATCTTACTAAACTTACTCTAGAAACTGAAAAATTTACTTCATTTTATCAGTTAGCAATAAATGACTATTTTGGAGTAGATATAAATAACGATATTAAGAAAAAAGGATTTTTTCTTACTGACGTTACCTTAGGAAAGGGATTATCACCTAAGATAATACCTGAAGCAATTATTAACTATTTTGTTCATAATATTCCAGTAGAAGATACAATTAAATCATGTAGAGATATACGTAAATTCTTACAAGCTGAGAAAACTGGTAAACAGTGGACAGTTGAGTATAATGAACAAATTCAGCAGAGAACTAATCGATTTTACGTTAGTAATAGTGGATATTACTTATGGAAATGGAAATTAGATGAGACTGGAAAAAGATCATATCATAATATGCTAAAAGGTTATGGAGTAAAACTCCACAATCGATTCTATTCTGATGAAGATCTTCAATGGAAATATTCTCAAGGAGAAACATTCCAGAGTATATATGATGTTGATTATCAATATTATATAACACAATGCGTTAAAGTAATTGAACAATTAAAACCTAGACAACTAAGTTTGTTTGATTTTGACGAAAATTAGCAGAAAATAACAAATCTTTGACAAGCTTTTAAAATTTTTAAGAGCATGATCATTGAACTAGATACAAGTTTATTAGAAATAATAGACAATATATCAATTAATCAGTTAGTATTTTTAAGTCTTGTATTAGATAAGAATCAAAAATTCCATCAAGGTATCACACCACTTATTCGCCTGGTCAGTGATAGTGAAATACAAGACTTAATCGACAGAAATCTTATTCAGAAGAAAGATGATAGTAAAAAATTAGTGTATAAACCTACTAAGGAATTAGTAGATAAATTGACTCCTAAAGACGTACTTTTTGAGCAATTTTATACATTATATCCAATAATGGTTAATAGACCAGATGGAACTAAAGGCTTTCTTAGAAGTAATGTTAAGAAATGTAGAGAGTATTATAACAAATTGGTTAAAGGCAATCCCGATCTTCATAATAGGATCGTAACCGCTTTAAACTTTGAGCTTTCCGATAAAGCAATGACTGGCAAGCTTAGTTATATGAAAACTATGTGGAAATGGCTTACTTCACATGAATGGGAATTAATTGAAGAGCAAATGAACATTAACCAACCTGAAACTACTATGTTGTATGGAACAAAATTACGTTAATCCACTACCGTTTAAACATATATCTACAGCTGCAAGTGAAGCTGTTACATATATACGAAGACGTAAAAATCATGAAATTGAACCACTTAAAAGTAGATGGAATAAATTCAATGAAATGTGTTGTGGTGGGATTGAACCTGGTTGTGTTTATACAATTGTAGGAGCATCAGGAACTGGTAAGTCTTCGTTTGTAAATACGCTTGAAACTGATTTAATTGAACTTAATTCTAACAAGGAATTGGTCGTACTTTCTTTCTCATTTGAAATGCTTAGCCGTGCACAAGTAGGAAGAAAACTATCTAACAAGTTGCGTCAAACAACTACACAATTGTACTCAGCATCAGAAGATCTTTCTGATACTGAACTTAATTTAGTTGAGGAAACTGCAGAATCTCTTAAAGATTATCCTATATATTATGTGGATGATGCAGCTACAGTACAAAAGATAGACGATACAATTACATATTTTCAAAATACGATTGCTAAGGATAAATGGTTAATAGTTATTCTGGATCATACTTTATTAGTAAATAGTGATAACTATAAAGATGAAAGAATGATTATATCTGAGCTCGAAAGAGTATTTATTAAAGCAAAGAAAGTTGGTATGACAAGTATCATACAATTATCTCAAATGAATCGTAATATAGAAAATATTGATAGAATTAATAATCCATCGAGTCACTATCCGATGCGAAGCGATTTATCATCATCTGACTCTGTATTTCAAGGCAGTGATGTTATAGCTGTTTTATCTCGACCTGAAACTTTAGGTATAACAGCATATGGTCCTCAACGACTACCTGTACAGAATAAAGTATATCTTCATTTTCTTAAAGTAAGAGAAGGAGAGTTAGCAATACTTGAATTTGAGAATGACCTGAAATATAACAACCTAATTGAATTATAGATAGGATTTTTTATTAATCTTGGTTAAATAAAGGCGAATTATGACATACAAATATAATACAGTAAACAATACGGCAAAAAGTAACACAAATCTTGACTATACAATTGATTTGAGTAAGTATTTTACAACAACTACTTCTTCTAAGAAGAATGATTATACAATTAGTATCTTGGATAAGATTAAATCTATCTTTCCGTGGGCTAATAAGAATGATAACAAGTATACAATTTTGACATTGGATAATGCTCCGTATGAGAATTATACAATTTTGGATATTACTCCGGAAGCATTGAATCTAGAATGGAATAAAGCAGCTTCTCGCTTGTTTGATTATATTTACTATACGGAGAATCCCTCCTATGATTTTAAGATTGGTGATATTCCGGTTAAGATTCATGGTAATTATATCCAAGTAGGTTCTCGATTGATTCCGAAGTTTACAAATTCATCATTCTTTAATGATCTTCCTAAGAAGGATCGTATTATTCTTTACAATATCTCAATGAATATTAATTCATTAGAAATTGCAGCGTAATTTAACTTATAACAAATCTTTTCAGAATTTTTACAAAATTTTTCAAACTATATCAAATTCTTTCAAATTTTTCTGAGAAGTAGATAGACTAACATTATGATAGTATTACCTACTGAGAAAATTAAAGCAAAGGTGAGAAATCCAAGATTTCTTATCTTTTTTGGTAAACCGAAATCTGGTAAAACAACATTAGCAGCTCATTTAGAAAATAATTTAATTATCGATCTAGAGGGTGGATCTGAATTTATTGATTGCTTAGCAGTACAAGCTAGAAATATTAATGATTTAGGTGAAATAGCTAATGCCATTAGACAAAAGAATAAAGAATGTAATGGATATTTCTACAAATATATCACGATCGATAACGCAACACGTTTGGAAGAAATTACGTTATCATATGCTCTCACTTTATATAATCAAACTCCGATGGGGAAGAGTTATAAGGGAGATGTACGATTACTGCCGCAAGGCGGTGGCTGGTTTTATGTAAGACAAGCCGTACGTAAAGTATTAGATATGTTTAGAGAACTTTGCGAAAATTTTATCCTGATAGGTCATACTAAGGATAAACTTGTAAACAAAGATGGTGAAGAACTTTCAGAAATGGAATTAGACTTAGCTGGAAAGTTAAGTAATATAATATGTGGAGAAGCAGATGCTATCGCATATATTTCTAGAAAGAAGAACCAAACCATTGCATCCTTTAAAGGTGGGGAGAATATTACTATTGAAGCAAGAGCTCCACACCTAAGAGGTCAAAATATTGTTATCGCAGAAAGTGATGACGAAGGAAAAATCTCAGTATATTGGGATAAAATTTATTTGCCAGACCAAGAATAACCAAAACATAGAAGAAGATGATTTATAGTTCACAAAGAGCACAAGCTATCCAGAAAAAAGATATTGCATATTTAGCAGCTGGTATCCATGACAATGTAGTATTAGAATCAATTAGAGTAGATAAGTCTCTTAATGGTAATAATTTTATTGAGTTTAAATTCGTTGCAAAAGATGGTAAATTTATGACTCATACAGAGTGGGAACCGTCTAAATCAGACAATATGTCTGATGAAGATTTGCAAAGAAAATGTGATAATCAGTTTGCAAGAATTGACCAGATTCTTGAATGTTATTATCCAAATCCTGAAGATAGAGTCTTTAATGGCGAAAGCTTTAAGGAGTTTATTACTTGGGTAGCTGAAAAGCTTAACAATGCAGATAAGTCTACATTGCTTCGTATTAAAGTAGTATATAATAATAGTGGTTATACTACTCTACCGAAGTATGCAAAATATAGATTTATTGAACCGATGACGATTGTTGATAAGAATGAGTCTGTTATTGTCAAGTTGAATATTGATCAATTTGAGAAGCCAGTAATTGCTGATCTTGAACAATCGAATCCAAATCCACTATTATCTAATGATTCATTTACCGTAGTAGATGGAACTTTAGATAACACAAACAATGCCGATCCTAATGGATTGCCATTTTAAAATATAATTCTATTTGCGCAATAGAACGAAGACTTCTCACGCTTAGCATATTGATAAATACTTCAATAATAGCGCACCAAGAGAACCAGATCGTAGGCTGGCACTGACCACACAGGGGGTATTGTAAAAGGTGGAGCAATGTCTAATGGTTAGATTCGTGGGGATCGTTACCCCACATTGCACTTATTCAAATTTATATCATATGTATGACTCTAAAAGAATTAAAAAACAAGATAATCCTATTACTCTGGATTACATCTTATCAAAAGTCACAGAATATGATATTTATGCTAGATATCTAGGACAATTTAAAGTTGGATTTATTTATAATAGTCCATTCAGAAAGGATAAGAATCCTTCATTTGGAATATTCCGAAGTAAGAAGACTGGAAAATTACTATTTAAAGATCATGGTAATGGAGAATGCGGAGATGTAATTAAATTCGTAGAGTTATATACTGGTATAACTAATTATAATGATCTACTAAATCAAATAGTAAAGGATATGCAAATTACTAATAATACGGTATTGCATAGTAATAAAGAAGTAGAGAAATCTACTGAAACAGTTATTGGAGTAGTTAGACAAGATTGGACAGATATAGATAAACAATATTGGTCACAATTTGGAATTTCTCTAAAGACTTTAAAGAAATTTGGTATAAGTAGTATAAAATATTATTTGTGTGATGGTGTAGTAAAGGGAGTGTATAAGGAAAATAATCCTATGTATGCATATAAAGTATATGATAGATTCAAGATTTATAGACCTTTAGCAGATAAATATACTAAATGGCGTAATAATTTAACCCCATATGATATTCAGGGATATGAACAATTACCTAAAAAAGGTGATTTACTAATTATTACTAAATCTATGAAGGATGTTATGTGTTTATATGAAATGGGTTATACTGCGATATCACCAGCTTCAGAAAGCACATTTCTTACTCCAGATGTTATAGATGCACTTAAACTTCGATTTAAGCGTATTTTAATATGTTTTGATAGAGATGTTCCTGGAGTTAAAAATATGCGTAAGATAAGCCTTAAAACAGGTTTAAATGGCTTTCTAATTCATAAAAAATGGAAAGCTAAAGATATATCTGATGCGGTGAAACTAAATGGCTTTGAAGTAATTAAAAATTGGTTAAAAGAAACATTATGATATGGTTTACTTCAGATCTACATTTCTTTCACGACCGTATACTAGAATTTCATCCAAAACGAAAAGAGATATTTGGAAGTACTGTTGAAAAAGCTAAAGAAGCTATGATACAGTTATGGAATTCTAGAGTAAACAAGAAAGATACTGTATATATTTTAGGTGATCTTGCATTTGGTGAAGTAGAAGATAAAAGGAAACTATTTCAAAGACTAAATGGAAATAAAGTATTAATACTTGGTAATCATGATAAAGTACCAGATCATTTAAAATGCTATTTCAATCATATTACTCAGATCAAGAATATTAAATTTAAGAAATCTGTATATAATTTCTTACATAAAGATCTAGAAGTAATAATGTGTCATTTTCCGATGTTAAGTTGGGAACACAAAGATAAAGGATCTGTTATGATACACGGTCATTGTCATGGAAAAGTAGATAAAATAAATACAGATTCTAAAGAATTAAGAGTAGATGTAGGTATAGATGGAAATCTAGCTAATTATGATCTAATATCTTTAGAAAAACTTGCAAATCATCTTACAAAAATAGAAAAAGACAATGAACATGGAATGGTTAAATAGTACACCAGACTTAACATGGTTGCAATTAATTCTGATTAGTTTTATTGGAAATCTTTGTGGAAGTTTACTTTGTACATATATTGATCGTTATGAAGCAAAGAAAGACGAGAAAAAAGAAAACGACAAATCAGAAAGTTAAGAACGCTACCCCTAATGTATATGATGGTATTAAATTTAAAAGTATACTTGAAACATATGTTTATAAACAATTAAAGGCTCATAATCTCAAAGCAGAATATGAGCCTATTAAGTTTGAATTAATACCAGCATTTACTTTTTGTGGTAAAAAGATCCGAGCGATGACTTATACTCCAGACTTTGTTGGAGATAATTTTATTATCGAAGCTAAAGGAAAACCTAATGATGTATGGCCATATAAATGGAAATGGTTTATGTGGTCATTATTAAATAAAGGATTAGCTGAGAAGTATAAGTTATTTGTAGTACATAATCATAAAGAGACAGATGAATGTATTAGACGAATTCAAGAACTATAAAAGAAAGTTCATACAGATATCTCATCGAACTGCAATATTAATGCACATCTTTGAGAAATCTGATGATGATTTTGAGGATATAATTCTAAGTGATCACGAAGAATATTATAAACAAAATCATAATATAAACATATACAAAGAAGCTGCAGATCAGTTTTTTAAACAATTTGAAGGACATGAAAATCTCTACTTTGTAGAATGTTTAAGAGATAAATGCAATGAAATGTTAAAAGAGCACGAAGATAGAGTACAAAAATTGAAACTAAATGAAAGTAACAGCAATTAGTGATTTACATGGTAACCTTATTGATATAGAACCATGTGATCTGTTATTAATATGTGGTGATATATCTCCATTAGATATTCAAAGAGATTATATCCAAATGACAAAATGGATATTTAATGAATTTCGAGAATGGATAATGAAGATAGATTGTTCTACTGTTATACTTACTCCAGGTAATCATGACTTTTGGTTTGAGAAAATGATTAATCAATCAAACACTTATCTATTTAACAAGTTAACTATATTGATTGACGGAGAGGAAAAAGTATATAACAGTACTGATGATAAATGGTATAAAATCTATGGAACACCTTGGTGTAAACAATGTGGACCATGGGCGTTTATGGCTAATCATGCTGAATTAGCTAAGAAATACGAAAAAATACCAAAAGATTTAGATATATTGATAACTCACGAAGCGTCTAATCTTGCAGAAGTAGGAACTACACACGATAATGGAACTGAAATCCAATATTGTTGTGCTGCATTAACTGATGAAATTAGACGAAAGAAACCAAAGTATGCATTATGTGGACACGTTCATACTGGAAATCATAATATTACAGCATGTCCTATATATGATTATGTATTTCAAGAGGAAACAGAATGGACTAATGTACGTGTAGCAAACGTAAGCATACTTGATGAATCTTATTCGATTTATTTTAAGCCAACAACATTTGAACTATAACTTAAAAATTTACGATTATGAAGAATTACGAATTAGTTAATTTACAATTAGACGAGCAAAATATGAATAACGATATAATGTCTCAAACTGAACAAGATATTTATTTTGAAGCAGATGAACTTAATGACATTGCATTCGTTAATGAGTTAATGGAAGCAGATCGTTTAAGTAAATTAGAAGAGTAATTATGGACATAAGTATACCTTATTACGAAGATAACACTCGTATAAGTAATAGTAATATCGGATGGTTCCTAAAAAAGGGACCCCGATATCTAAAGGATATGCTAGATGGAAAAATTGAAGGATTAAAAGCAAGTTTCTTAGATAAAGGAACTATGATTCATGAATATATTCTTCAACCAGAAGAATTCTGGAATGATTATATTATTTTAGACTTTGCAGTACCTAAAGTAAAGCAACAAAAAGATCTTCTAGAATTTTATTCTACTGCAAGATTAACCGATCCTTTTGCTACTGAAGAAGATATATTATTAATGAGTTATAATGCAGCTTATAGTAATAATAAATCTATCGATAAAAGAATTCAAGAAGCAAGAGAATTAGTAGAATTATATAAAAACTACATTGAATACTTTAGAAATAAAGATAGTAAGAAAGTTATTTCTTTTGCTGATTTGGCTCTTCTAAAGACCATAAAGCAAAATATGCAAGAGCATAAAAAAGCAAATGAGATTTTATTTGCTTATCCAAAAACATTTGAAGTTCACAATGAATTTCATATAAATTGGGAATTTCCAAATGCTTCTAAATTAGGAGATTTTCCTTGTAAATCTTTACTCGATAGAGTAATGATTGATCATACAAATAAGAAAGTAGTACTCGTTGATATTAAAACTACAGCTGATGTGTATAATTTCAGACATTCTATAGAAGAATTTGACTATTGTAGACAATTAGCTTATTACTGGTTTGCAATTTATTGGTATTTTAAAAATGAATTAAAACTAGATTTAGAAGAATATACACGAGAAACATATATAATAGCTGTTCAAAGTCATGACGGTTATGAAGTAAAGGTTTTTAATATTGAGAATCAATACATCGAAGCCAAAGTGTGTGTTATTGAAGATGCTATCAAACGCATAGCTTGGCACAAAGATAATGACTTATGGGATCATATAAAAGAATATTATGAAGGAGATGGAGCAGAACTACTATGATTATTAATAAATATACAAAACATAGTATATTTTCACTTCCTCAAATATTTTATGATACCTTTACAAAATATGATTTGAAAAATAGTGAATTTGTAAATATGTACACAAGTGATATGAATAATCCACTACTTTCAAATCATATTTTTTTAGTATTTCATAATACTAAAGCTTACTTAATAGAGAGATTAAAGAAACATAGACTATATTATTGTGATTATACTTTAACAATAGATAGAATTAATTATAGAGTATTTGCCTTTAATAAGGCTTATTCAATTCATTCCATAGTAAACAAAATAGATCTTGGTTTATATGAACGTCTAGGATATCAAGCTAAATTACAAATATTAAACTTTTGGAATATTAGTGTTGATAGTAAAGTTCATGAATACCTATTTAATCCTCTTGCAAAAGTAACAAAACCGGTAGGTGAAAGTATATCACTACAAGATTTAAAATATAAAAAAGCCCCAACAGCAAAAACTGAAGGGGCTTTATTGTAATGGCCGTTAAAATTTTTGTGGCTTTAAAAGTTAAATATTGAAATCACGTTATCGTAATACTCCATTTTTGATCTTGGATCTTGTGCTTCCCATATACTTCTTAAAGGAGTAGCCTTAATTAAGGATCGTTGGAATCGGTTCATACCCTTGTATGGACCTTTTTTTATCTCTTGTGTAGGATCATTCAACATCATTGTAGTTAAGTCACCCCAATATTGTAAAGTAGACCATGCGGCAGTAGGAGTATTAAGTAAGTTAATTACTTCAATAGGTAATATGTTACCACGTGTCTCTAATGAAGCTCTTAGAGTAAGATACGCTGCTTCTTGTTTCCACCAATTACGTTTGTCATCATCTGCCATTGCTCTAATAAGAGAAGAAATGATCATGAAACCTACTGTGGAAAATAAAACTTCATAAGTAACTCTTTTAAGACATCCTTTTTCGAAATCGTCCAATTCATCATAATGATTTTGATATAGTTCCTTTAATTGATCTATTTTGTTCTGATCAAAGTAATGTCTATATACATATTTAACTGCAGCTGGTACTTGAGCTTCGCTCCACATGCCTGTAGAATAGTTAAATTGACGTTTAGTTAAGAACTTAGTTTGTAAGTTAACTAAAATAAAGTTACGGAAGATAAGTAATAATTGTCCAATTACAGTTGCATGTAATTTACTTCTATCCAAGTCTGTTAATTGCGTGTCAATTCTGGTACCTACTTGTTTTGCCGTATTTCTAACTTTGTTTATAGTAGCTTCATCGAGAGATTTAGCGTACTCTGGTTTTATTACTAGTTTGTTGTTTTTAACTTCAAATGCATCATAAAAAGTTACACTTAAAGTATTCCATTTGGCATTGCCTTCCTTTTTGCTCTTAAATCTTCTTAGGAATTCGTTCTTATTTAAGAATTTACCAGATTCAGGATCATATTTATAGTATAGACCAATTGCCAATGCCATTTTACCTTTTGTTACATAATCTGACATTTCATGTCCAAAATACCAGAAGTGTTGATTTAATGCTCTTAAAAATCTAGATTGATTAAGTTTACTAAAGGTTTGAGCATTTTCTCTTACTACACCTAAATACTCCATATAACATAGAACCTTGTCTTTGTTGTTTGAATGACCTATGTTCTTTATTGCATTCGCATATGACGGTATGATTAATTTTGTTGCTTGTGCAAGTTCCTTATTTCCAAAGTATATACCAGAAATTGCTTCGAGTCTATTTTGTATTTTGTTTGTAATAAGACCAGTAAGAATCACATTCATATTTTGAGCTATGCCTTGTATTCTAGTGTATGCAGCTAAATTAGCAGCTAACTTACCAACACTTACTGTCACATGTTTGCCTTTTGGTAAAGGAACATCTAATTCTAATGCATTCTTTTCCATACCATATACCAATTGATCTAGTACAGATTTTAATTTATCATATGTCTTACTTTCCAAACCTTGTATTCTACCACCCTTCTTATCGGTAAAATCTGTACGACTAACAAAATCAAGAGCTACTTCTAATTCTGGGGCAATTTCACTCATTTGTTCATAATTTTCTGCCATTTTGTAATAAGCAATGACAGATCCTACTATATCGTTTGTTAAAGCGTCTGGATTTGATAACATCTTAATATACCTAGTAGGTATAAGTTTAACAAGTGACCCATCAGATCGTTTGGCATTTTCCAACATATATGCATTATCATCATCCTTTACAGTGTAAGTATCTTCTATTGCATACGCTAACCCCTTTAAAATATTGTCCTTACTTCGGATTTGTGTCCATGCCCCACCTTCTATTTGTGGGAGTCTATATTTATTTTCATACTTTAAGAATTGAATCTTAGAATTTGATAATTCCATTACATCAACAAGTTTATCATAAAGCTTCTTTAAGTTTGAATCAGAAGTTATTTTACGATAATTTGCACTGTTGTCATACAATTCAGGATTTGGAATTCTTGTTTCTCCACGATCTGCATATTTAGTAAATCTTTTATCGTAGAAAGGTGATTCTTTATCGATTTCAGACCAGGATCTGTTAGGTACTTTGCGCATGTATTTAGCTCTTAACTCTTTCTTCGGAACTAATTTCTTCCAAAAAGAAGCTGGTACAAGATTTCCTTCATAGTCATATCTAGCATTTATAGAAACCCACGCATTATATTCAGCTTGACCTAATTTTTCAACTCTTTCTAATTCTTCATAGAATCTAGGGTTTACTTCCCATTCAGCTATGTCCATTACTTTGGATTTCTTTGATTTATCACGAGTTTTCAAACTTTCCTCAGAAATCAATTCATCATAAGTATTAATCCACGACTTTACTTGGTCAGGCATGCTATCAACATCTACTTTACCATCTTCTCTGGTGTAAAGTCTTAACATGTTCTTTCTAGCCGTTTCATATAGTATTTGATCATCAGATTTATTTGCGTTTGATGAAAGAGTTTTAATATCGTCCCAGAATTCTTCAATTATTTGATCAACTGTATTGCGTTGTTCCCACTTAGCAAATTTCTCTGGACTTAAATTCTTCTTTGCCTTTTGTAGAGCTTTATTAAACTTTTCCATATTTGGAGTATAATGTAATTTCTCTCTTAATTTTTCATTATACTCTCTCATTTCTATTGCTATTTCTTTATCTAATCCAACTTTTACTGAACCATCTGGATAATATGGATTAGCTAAATTTCTACGTCTAGTTTCTAACTCTTGTAATTTTAGATAATCTTCATCGGATAAATCTTCTCTGTGGTAATCTCCGTTCTTATCAACGGTAGTACTTAACAATAGGTTTATTTCCATATTTATGGAATCTCTACGAGATCTTGCTTCTTCACTAAGACTGTTAGTTAGCTCGTAATACTCTGGAGTAAACTTACGAATCGTATGTTTAGCTTCCCAATCATTATTTGCTTTATTCCATTTCTTTAGTTGCTCTGGATTCAATAAACCAGGCACTTCAGCAATATCTTTATCTCCAAATCCTAACTTTTCGGCTAACTTTTTTTGATGTTCCAAGTAATCTTGATAGTGTTGACCGTAATTTAAGTCTCTTGTTATAAAGCCTGTTTTATGACCATCTTTATTTTTTTCATGCATATAAGCTAACTTAGATTTATTTACATGTGATAGTATTTCTACAAGCTCTTTACCTACTTCTAGTTCTTTTTCAGCAACATTATTTTTAGTATTAACTATCTTGTTAAGAATTATACGTACTAACTCACTATTAGAATATTGTGTATTACCTGCCCACTGATCCCATAGATTTATATCCACATCACCTTCATCTAATATTTTTTTAAGATGATCTATAGTAAATGAACCAGCTTTAGTTGCTTCTCTAATAAAATTATCTTTAGCAACAATGTCTGCTAAATTGTTATAGTTTCTTACTAATTCATAGTAGTCACCTACAGTCCTTTTTAAGTTTTGTTTTGTATCCTCAACTAATTGAGGATCATTTAAATAGTCAAACGTAGATTCATCATCCAACATGTTCTGGATATTAGTAGCAATGTTGCCATAAAAACCAATATAACCTTTCTTTATCATATCTAATTCTGCAGAAGTTATATCTAGCGGGTTATTGTACTTTTGGTTTTCATTTACTTTGGTTTGTAAAGCCTTTACTTCATTTAATGCAGATATTACATCACTTGCCATATAATCTACAAATTCAAAAGTAGCTTGATCGTTTTCCAATTGATTTAATTTAAATTCCAATGCTCTTAGTTCATCTACTTTCTTACTGTCACTATATTTTGCATATTGAATATCTTTTATTCGCCTTGACAAAGCTTGAATAAGTTTATTATACGTTTCGTGTATTTTTTTTGGAACGTATGATGGATTATTTATTTTATCTGAATTATTTAATAACACATCTATAGATACTTCCCCATCATTATTTAATACAATGTTTCTTATCTGTCTAAATTGTGCAGAATATATTAATGACTTTGTTCGTATAGCTTCTTTCTTATTACCATTAAAATGGTTAACTAAATCTGAAAATAGCTTAGATGGCTCCCCATTGGGAGCCTTATCTAAACCATAACCATTGTTTTCTGATAACACATAATATGCAGCATTTTCATTACCCAATATCTTTGTATATTGCTTTAGTAAAGCTGCAACCTCTTTATTTTTAACATTTAAACACTGCATAATTATTCACATTCTTTTCTACGTTGTTTACCATTTGCTGTTAACTCATCAATTGAATCCTGCAAAGATGCATTTATTGCTTGTTCTTCTGTAGCTGGTTCAAATTCTATATCGTCTAATAAATCTTCTTCGGCTATTTCATTTCGCATAGAAACTTTCTTCTTATTCTCTTCTTCTGAATTTATTATAACAAAGTTTTTAGCACGTGACACAGCTACATATCTCAACTCGTTTCTTAATTGCATTACATCTTTACCATAACCAAACGTATCAATTTCATTGGAGAGTATTAAAACTTTACTGTACGTACTACCTTGTGATTTCCAAACAGTTTGTGCATATCCATAATCAATTGCTTTTCTAATTTTTAGTCTACCTTGATTATCTTCTAAATTCTTGGTAATGTTTAATTCATTGTCAATATTAAACGCCATTTGAACCAAATCTCTATACTTGGATATTTGTCCATTCTGTTTAGCTTCTTTAGCCATTTTCCACAACCTGTCTTTATATTCTACTACTTCAAATAGCTTAGAATCTGGTTCATTTCTATCTATTACAGTAAGCTGGAAGTCATCCATAACAGTACCACCAGTAGGTCTAATTGATAATTTAAACGCTTTAAATTCTATATCACCTTTATCAGTTTTAAACTTAACAGTAGTGTCTGTTACATTCTGAATTACATAATCTCCAGAGTTTACTAATTTATAAGACCCGTCAGGCTTTCTGAGTTTGTTAGAATAACCCATTATAATATCACCTTTTACAAAGGGTTTAGCAAATTTTCCATATCTCAAAGATCTAATCTTTGAATTATATGCAGATACTGCGGCATTTGTAGCAGTCAATACTCTAAAATGTAAAGGATCAGCATTGAACTCTTCAGAAGTAACAATCTGTTTCAGGTTTTTATCTATAATTGCATCATCCGAAGTGTACAATACTCCTTGACCTTTATCATTTATATCAGTTTGGTAACTCAATCCTTCACCTCGTCTAAGTCTGGTGGCTTCTTTTAAAATAGGATTATCACCAGTTCTTTCTACTTTGGTTAAAGTTATTTGAGGTATTCCATCAGATGTAAACACTTTAGAAATGTGATCTGATTTTACAGGTCTTAATTGTGCAGAATCTCCAACATATATTACACTACCGTTGTGTTTAGCTACAATCTCCTGAATATACTCATACAAACCGTCTTGTACCATTGAAGCTTCATCAATAATAATTAATTGACCTGGTTCATATTTCATTTGATTTTTAGCTCTAAACTCCAGTTCTCTTAAATCCAATGAACCTTGTTCCATTGCTATATCTGTATCTGGAGTAAACCCAAATAGAGCAGAAAGCGTATACACATTAGCATTAGGATTGTTTTGTTTAGTTATAACATTTGCTCTATGAGTAGGAGCAGTATATACAATGTTGCCTCTACCAATTCTGTGATCTAACCACTTACTAAATATACCAATGATAGTAGATTTACCTGTACCAGCATAACCAGATAAAGTAATTTCGGTTCCACCATCTTCAATAAACTTCTCTAATTCATATAGAGCTGATTTCTGTTGATCATTTAATGAGAATGGTAAATTGATCTTAAACCCATCATTAAATGTAAATACGTACTCTTCTTCTACTTTCTTAGCTTCTTCAACTGCTTTTGGTAAGTCTTTTGCAAGTGAAGCAGCTTCATCAGTAAAACCAAATTGATTAGCATAATCTAAGAATTCCTTAGTAGTATCTTTTTCTTTCTGAACTTCGGCTTTGATTTCAGCAACTTGAGTAGCATCAGAAGTTCTTAATTTAGTCAAAGGTTTTGTAACTAAAACTTTTACAGATTCATTTCCACGTTTCCATTCAATAACATCACCTACTTGAGCTTGTTTCCAATAATCTAGGTGTCCTTGTGATTCATATCTTGTAGTTGCTGTTCTTTCTCCATTTCTAACTGCTTCTATAGTTGATTTAGATTTTAATCCTGGTCTGCCATGTTCTCCATAATCGAATGTCATATTACCTTTGAATTTAGCTGGAACCGATTGATCAGGAGCCAACTCATATTCAATTTGCCATGCTTCATTTATTTTTGGTAATACTTTGGAATTAAAATATTCTGTAGACCAACCTTCTTTTTGAGACCATGCTTCTGCAAGGTTTGTAGATGCATTCGGTTGTACTGGAGACTGTTCATCAATTTGTGGTTTATTATACTCAAAGTTATCCAGATATTGTTGATATGCCGCTTCTGCATCAGCTTCACCTTTTTGAGTTTGATAGTTTTTAACCCATTCTTGATAAGATAATGGTTCAGTTACTTGTTGAGTTTTAACTGTTTGCTGTATATTAGCAAGCACATCTGTATTAAATTCACCAGCTTGATTAAATGCCTTTGCTTGTAAACTAGCTTTTACCGGAGTAAGATCAGTAACCCAAGTTATTGGTTCTTCTGGCATAATTTCATAACCCTTTGGTACAACATTATTGTACTTTAAAACTGATTTACTACGACCATTTTCTATTAATACATTGCCTCTATATGCAATTCCCTTTTTATTAATTAATCGATATACTGGAGCTTCATCTTCATTAATACCTATATATTCATATAAGAATGTTGTTCTAGGATCATTGTTTCTATCTAATTTTACTTTTTTAAATGGTGGATATATAGGTTGACCATTTTGATTGAATGAAATTATAGATTGAGACTTTTTATCATATATAATGCCAGGAATTTGTACTTCTACTCCTTTCTTATTTACTACAGTAAAACCACTATCTTCGTGAGGTAACGCCCTGTATACAGGTCTACCTTCTTCTTCAATAGTTTCTCTACTAGAATCTAATACGTAATAATCAATAGTAGGAACCACGTGGTCATTCCACCACAAGTCTTTTATTACTTGGAATACTTTAATATCTTTAACTGCATCATCAGGATTTCGTTCTAAATCTCTAATGTAATCAAAATAACCTATTTCCTCTCTGATTGAATTAGGTACATATCTAAAGATATTGTTCTTACCAAATGCATCCCCAGAAGTATAGAAAGCATACAATGCAAGATCTTTTGCAAAATCTCTTATTTCCTGATAATCACTATCCCACAATTCCTCCCAAGCTCTAATGATCTCATTTTCTAAGTTATTATCACCACTCTTGTTTGGTTTGTAAGCAATAAAATCAGGACCATTTAATTCAGTTGTATCTTCCTTTGGTCTACTAAAGATGTTATTAATAAGTACATTTTCAAATGAACCATCACTACTTAATAAATCTGGATATTTGCCACTTCTTACATCAGATTTAATTCTATCCAATCTCTTAGAGATACTATTTGGACCACCTAACAAACTACTGAGCTTTATTCCATTTTCAGCTAAATACTTATTAAAGAAACCAGCTTTATACGTAGCTTCCATACTTCTGGTAATATTATTAATGTACGTATCATCACTAATTGCATAACCTTTAGTATAGAATTCTATTAATGTTCTTAAGTTTTCAAATTCTGGAGTAAGTCTAATCATTGTGTTTTGGAAGGCAATTCTAGGGAATATTAATGCATCTTGCATTTTCTTACCTAAGAATGTATTTGAGAATACCTTTATAGGATCTTCAAATACTTGTTGCTCTACCATGAATTGTTTCCATTTATCCAAGAATGCACTTTGTAAACCAAAATTATTACCAAAGCGCTTAGTATCAATTTGAGATAATGTAGTTAATTCAGACAAAGATCTTGAGAACGGATTAAGTTCTTGATAAGTCTTCATAATAAGCAATTGATTGTAGTACCAATCAAATGTTTCTTCTTTTTTCAATTGCTTCTTTAAGTAATTGACATCGAACATCTTTTCTCTTTGTTTAACACCTACACCTTTATCATTCAAAAAGTCTAAAAGCTGATCATATTTACCTTTAGATAAAGATTTTGCTTTCTCAAAATATGTATTCCAAATAGTTCTATATGCTAGACTTTCAGGATTTTTGTTTTGTGTATCTACATTATAAAAGCCAGAGTATTTGTCATATTCTATTGCAAAGTCTTTTAATATCTGTTGAGGCAAGAAATAAAATGTACTTTCGCCTTTACCAGATCTAATCAAGAAGTTAGTCATATTAAATGTTAACTTCCTTACATTCAATCGAATGATGTATGGATCTTTTGCAACGTCCACATGAGCATTGATTAATGCTGATAACCAGTCAAGGATATTAATCTTATTTCTATCATTACTCTGGATACCATACAAATTACTTATACCATAGTCTCTTAAAATTTTATTTGGTTTAAATCTTAATTTGACCAATTGAGTAAGAACTTGATGAGCATTTGCTAATGCAAATGGACCAATACCAAATTTACCACCATTCAATTCCGCTTTAGTTCTACTCTGGAATGCTGGAGTGGCATAATATAGTTGGGATTTGCTTGTACGTTTACCTTGACCAGTTATTGTATCTACTTCTTTAAGAATAGTATCTTTTAAGTAATCGGTTACTGTATCTAGTGGTTGTCTAGCTTCTGCAAAGTTCAGTGGGTTAGAAATAACTGATATATACATATCAAGAAGCATATTTTCATTTGCTTCCTTTGAATTAGCTTCAAAATCAGTTTTACCATTATATCTTTCGTAGACTTTACGAACTATGGTTTCATCATCTAAGCCAGCTTCTCTGAGTCTGTTAGTGTAATCTTCTTTAGTCTCAAATTTGATTCTATTACCATTCTTATCATAATTGTACCTAGCAACAAATAACTTATCAATATCGAAGTCAGAGCCAGTAAGAGATGTAAATTCATCAGGTAATGTGATAGTATCACCAATTTGCTCAGGATATAAATCTACTACTTTAAGAGCTGCAGTTGATGCTTGACCTTGAGCAGGAATACGATAACCCATTGCAATAGCCTTAGAATTTGGACCAACTATACCGTGATCTATTAACCACTTCTTAGCTTCACTAAAAGTCTTTTTGTCATAATCTGGAATTATGTGTTTCAATAAGTTGATTGAAATAACACAATCCATAGTACCATCGGTATTTGCGAATCTTAATTTTCTTTCATTTTGTACATCTGAAGTTACAGCAATTCTATTGTACAATATCGAAGACATTTGAATAAACATACCACCAGGTAAGTTGGTATCAACAATTGATTTATTCAACATTGATATAAGACCGCTTTCTATCCAAGAGTTATCAGATAGACCAGAAATTGGTGCAACAGTTTCACCATTTTCGACATCCAAACCATTAATAACATTGTCATTCATGTTTGAACTTAGAGCTTTGCGTTGCATAATTTCAGCAAACCTTTGTACACTTACTTGGGGTTTATCTGGAGTAATACCAAAATCTCTTTCTATCTCTCTTCTACCAGCTTCAGTAATGGCATTGTGAGCACCGTTAAAATTATTAATCAACTCATCACCATTATATACTTTACCATCTGGTGTAGTATATTTCCATGCACTTCTGATATTACCCATAGCAGCTTTTTGTGCTTGAGATACAAACATCTGTCTTTCTGCATGATGAGGATCAGTAATTAACTGACGTCTAAAGTTAGTTAAAGACTGTTTATGAGTAGGCATTGACATTAAACTGTCCATGTCTATTTCTTTATTAGTCTTATCTTTATAGATTCTTGATTTAACTTCTTTAGCCCTTTGTCCTACTTTTACTGCGGAATCAAAAGCAAGCATATGGATATTACGTGATTGCATAACTTCCAATACTTTACCCATATCCCCAGTAGAGAAGATACGATGTACAGGGAACATTGCCATCTTATCAAATACTGGTATATCTCTTTTAGCATCTACATCATAGTGATCACCAAAATACATGAATTTCAAAGGTTTCAATGTAACAGCTAATGCTTCGGCATATGTATCCACATCTGCTTCAAGATCTGCATTTGGATCATTAAGTAAGTCAAATGCTTTTGCTACTTGTGGTGTCCATCCATCTACTCTACGTACTAGTTCTTTATAAAACTCTGGAGATATTAGTACTGTGGCATCAGTTTGGTTTACTTTACCTTTTGGATTAAGATAACCATCAAATTTGTCTCTTACTATAAGATTAGCTGCATCTTCTACATCCTGAGGTAAAGCTTCAGAACTGTCATAGGTTCTGATGGCTTCGTCTAATGTCATATTATGCATTTCCTGAAGTAAGCGTATAGCCGCAGATCTTTTAGCATACTCTGCAATTTGATCAGCTTGTCTACTTACGATAACATTATCTGATAGTGTACCTACGTTCACTTCAGTGAGATCTGCCATTGGATTTCCTTCTTCGTAGTCTATTCTTGGAGTAACGCCAGTGGATAATACCTCACGTAAACGTTTAATTTTATCTACAGGATTTTTGTAGTAGGCTGGATCTTTTATAAAAAGTTTCTCAAATTCAATTACTGAAGAAATGGTATTAGCAAAATAATTACCAATCATTTCAGCAGCACCAAGATTTTCGCTATAATTAGAAACTGTTGCAGATTTTTTATAATGTGATGATGCTTCTTCTAATGCCTTCTGGGGCAATGCTAAACTCGTTACACTAGCTATTTTATTACCATCCCATTTAATTATACCTAATTCTTGTGCATAATTTAACTCATCTTTAAATGCATCCCACAGGTAGTTATTCATTAGATTTGCTTTTTCAGCATTACTGAACTTATTCCAATTATTTCTTATTTGAGAAATAATAGAAGTTCCATATTCATTACCACCAAGATCTTCTGCTAGGTCTAATGCTTCGTTAAAGTTCGAAAAATCTTTTTCAAATTCAATACCATTTAACGTAGGTCTTTCTTTCAATTTAAAGAATCCATTGAAGTATCTGAATCTATAACCATTTCTATTTCCTGTATCATAGTTCTTTATTTTTTGTTCTTCAGTCAAATTCTTCTCATTCTTGTAATTAAATTCAATGGTATCTAATTCAGTTTCAAAGTAATTGATAAATCTTTTAAGAATTTGAGCATCGAACTTTATTTCACCATTGCTTACATCAAATGGATTTTTGAAGTTATTTATTGCAGTACCATACAACGTATTATATGTTTGAGAATCACCCATAGTAGGTAAGATAATTCTACCTGCTCTGGTAAATGTCATTTTAGCAATATAATCTTCAAGAGGGGATATTTCTGTATACTTACGTCCTTTATCTGCACTTCCTTGTTCTTTAAAATAAACAAGAGTTTCAAATCCTATTTTACCTTTAGCATCTGCATTATTATATAAATTTGTTAACAATACAGAACCCTTGAAATAATTAGGATTGTCATTATTACCAGTATTGTATAACACTTTGGTAAGTGCTTCTACCGTTACTGGATCATTATCCAATCTTTGAACCATATCAGACAGATAATTGTGTTCTGATATAGGATACAACAATTTACCATCAGTAGATAATACTGATAATTCATCAGAAGAAGGATGCAACATTGCATATGTCTCAGCAAGTCTTCCTAAAAATTTAGAATCAGCATAATACTTTGTAATACTTCTATTGTATTGACCAGGAATTACACCACTTTCTTGAATTTTTGCCAAGTCCTTTACTTTGGAATTAAAGAAGAAGTATATACTCTTGTTGGATCTATCTGATAACATTGAAACTAATGACTCAGTAGAATTTGAATTATAATATTCCTTAGTAAGGAAGGAGTTTAATGATTCTAAATCAATTTCTACTCCAACTTTATTAAGTAAATCAACTATCTTATTCTTAATAGTAATTAACTTCTCTGGTACATACTCTTTATAAGTTTGACCATTTACTAGTTTCTTGTTAGGTGTAGTTTTGTATTTTTCTACAATCTTTATTATTTTATTGAATTCATTGTTGATTTCTCTAGCTACGAATTCTTCAGACTCGCTAACTTTTGCTTTAAATAAGTTATCAGAAGTATCTAATACACCACTGTTTGTTATTAAATTGTAATTCCAACCCTCTAATATATTTTTAGATACTTTATTTGCATTCTCATCTTTAACATACAAGTTAGTTTGTTCATTACCGTTTTCATCTTCAACTTTTTCTGATAAAATACCAACTAACTTGTGTCTAGCTTTACGGAATGTGTTTCTAAACTGAGTTTGTAAATTCTCTCTTGCTATTTTTTGAACTTCGTCCTCTTGAATACCTTTCTTTTGTACATATTCATTTGTAATCTTGTATAACTCATTATACAAAGTTTTAAATAATGGTGTTACTTTAGCAAGTTTTGCACTCTTGTCCATCATTCCTTTGAATGTGTTTTCAGAGTGAATTTCATTAATAATTGTATTCCAAGATTTATCAAAGTCGACCATTAGAGGTAAGCCTGTAACAGGACTCTTTATTGCAGCAACACCTTGTACTTTAGTCACAGTGCCATCAGGATTTGTTTTTTGTTTCATGACAAATTCTGTTCTAGGCATTGTTGCAATGAAAATCTTTATAGATGCAAGAGCATTATCTTTAACTGAAACAGCTAATTGTTCTTGAATGTAGTTAGCCATCTGATCACCTACATCATTACCAACTGCTTTCTCATCAATCTCTGCATCAATATTTTCCTGCTTATCCACTGCTCTTATTTGATACTCATTTAATTTATTTATAATTTCTGGTTTAAATACAGTATCAAATGTATTGTATATTTCATTTCTAACTTCCCCTTGCTCCTTAGTAATAGTTTCTTTTTCAACTAACTTTGCTGTTATTTCTGGTTTTAATGCAGCTTTCAACACTCCGTAATTAAGATTCTGTAAATCATCACGCAATCTTACATTATTTAATGTAAATAAAGCACCTACAAGTGAATTTACAGTTTCTTTAAATTGTGTGTTATTAATGTTTTTAAATTTATGACCTCTTACCTTAAATGGGGCACCTGCACCTTTATATGCAGCAAGAAATTCATTTACAGCAGCCGAATCTTGTTTAGATCTATTGTAATAACCAGAATCGATTCTATTAAAAATATTATCAATACTAGTATCGGTTCTCCAAACCCATTTACTTATGAAATTCTTAATAGCTTTCCAAGCTCTTTTAAGAAGATTTAATTCAGGATCTACTTTATTTAGCATATACTGCCTAAAGTCTTCTGCTAAAGCTTCCTCTACTTGTTTATCACTTCCAACAAAACCAGTTCTATTTCTATAGAATTCATAAATTTTCTTTCTTTCCTTTGGAGAAATAGTTAATAATGATACTCTATGGAATGCTTCATGATACAATGTACCACGTTCTGCACCTTTCCACAGTATGGTAGAATCTTTTCTAACAAGACCCATAGCATATTCATTACCACCAAGTGCAATAGCATCTTCAACAATATGTAAAGAATCTTCTGGTAATCCTAATTTATTTCTAAACCATTGAATTTCCTCTGGAGTTACTACTTCTGATATGTTACCTGTAACTTTACGAGTAGGTATATCAAAATCTTCATCAATACCCAAGCTTAAAGGATCTATTTCTCCATCATTAGTTATTTCATCTATATAAGAATCATCTTGAGTGGTGGCTTCAGAAGTTGTAACATCTTCAGTAACATCTGCCTGTGGTTCTGGGATACTAGGAATATTTGGCAATGAACTAGCTTTATTTTCAGCAGCTTCTTTTACTTCAGTATTGTTGATCTTTCTTGGTACTTTCTGAATGTCTTCAGCATATGCAAAAGAATCTTTGAACAGTTGATCATCTAAATCACTTCTTATTACACCAGCTTTTTCTAATACTCCCATAGTATAAACTGGAGTAGAAGAAAAGAAGTCTTCCTTAGTAAGAGTTATACCTGGAACAATTTCAATTGAATCAACAGAATTATGATTAAAATAATCATATATTGATGGTAATGCTTCTTTTATAGGTCTAAAGAAATTCTTTCTAGCTACACGCCAATGGAATCCCATTAAAGCTTCAACTATGTCTTTTTTATCCTGAGTAGATAAATTGCCTATATTGAATGTTTTTTCACCAACTATTAGATTGCCTTTATCATCAATATACAATTGCTTTTCTTTTAACCAATCAAATGTTTTATCTGCAGTGGTTACTTTGGTAGCATCTCCAAATCTAACCATAAAGTCAATTAATTCTCCAGCAATAACTCCTGTATCTCTATATTCAGAGTTAGTATTAGTGCCATAATTGATTAACAAGTCAGCTAAAAACTCAGCTTGTTTCCTGTCAAATCTTTGAAGAGTTAATTGTAATGGCAACATTTGATTTGATAAAGTACTAGATTTTGGTGGATAAATAAACAATTGTCCACTACCACCTTTACCTGGCAACATTTCACCATTAGCTCCTATTATATCAGAATCTTTTACAATACCATCACTTATACCAAATGTTACATTTTCTGGAGTAATATCAGTAATTTCTGTTGGTATTTGTAAGCCCTTTACTTCATGTATTGGTCTGAATACAGCTCTACCATCTTTTCTAACAACATTAGGTATTCCTTTAGTTCTAACTATTGTGCTAGGTACTACAGCTTCATCATTTGTTGCAGACTCTATTGTAGAAATTACTGCATTTCTAAATCTACGTAAATCTGCTATAGATAAATCATTAGCATTATTAATAAGATTAATATCCTCTTCTGTAAGCCTTTCTTTAGGTATGCTAGCTAATTTTGCTGCTAAGAAAGTTCTAGCTCCAGAAGGAGTTTTCAAAGCCATTGCATAATCGCCAGTGCCATGATGAATTAACATTATTATAGATGCAGAATCATATGTACTAGGATCATTTTCTTTATATGGTTTATGCCCCTTTTCTGTATAATCTTTATTTATAACAAACTCACAGAAACTATCATTAAAAAAGTTTGGATCTTTTATTCTCTCTGCTAATTCCTTGCCTGGCTTGGTACCAGGATAAATAGGCGTTGTAGCATCAGGATTAAAGAACAGTGTATGAGATACTTTATCTTGTACCATTTCCTCAATTTCTAAAGATTCATCCAAATCTCTAGTCTCAGAGTCCATATCTGCTCTTCTGTTCATTTTAGATTCTGTAGCAATCTTCTTACGGGCCCATTTTACTTGAGATTCTTCAGTTACTTCAGGATTAGAAGTTTCATAAGTTTCAGATACTTTTTTATCATCCTCGTCTGAAACAGCTTCAGAATTTGCAAGATCTATCAGAGCTTTTTCATCAGCTCGCTCAAATTCTATTTCATCTTCTTCGTCTTCTTGAGTTTCAACAACTGGTTTAGGCTCAGGTTTAGGTTTCCTTTCAGTATCTTCTTGTTTTTTTTCTTTTACTTTGGCTAAGGTTTCTTCAAACTCCTTACTTAACTCTTCTAATCCTTTAGTAGGAAATTCTTCATCTTCTTTTACTTCCTTCTCTACTACTGGTATTTTAGTATCAATGTCAGAAGTAGCCCTGTCATCCATAATAGGAGTTTTTGGAGACGTTGCCTTTTCTTGCTCTACTTCAGTAGCTACTTGATTATCTACTTGAGTTTCGTTGTTAGTAATAGGTTGTTGATCATCACTTTGATTAGCTGCTTCTCTAGACATTTCTTTTGCAGATTCTGCTTCAACAACATCCTTTGCATTTTCTTCTACTATCTTTGATGATTCATCTGAATTGTTTATATAATTATCAATTCTTTCTTTTATCTTTTTACCTATCTTCTTTTTTGATTCATTAGAAGCGTTGTTGAAGTTTATAAGTTTACCATCTTCCAAAGTATTACCGAATATTTCATTCATCTTATGCTCAGCTACCAAAAGGTCATGATTTGCAATCATTGTGTTGACATAACTATCAATACCTTTGTTAACCAAATTTGGAGTGGCTATGAAGTTTGAACTGAATCTAGTACCTTCTGATAATTGATTTAGTTTAGCATCTATGTCTTTTAATATATTAGGTATTTCTTTTGAAATAGATTTACCAACAGCATTTGACTCATTCGTTATACCAAACTTTTGTTGATTTTCTTCTGGCTTAGATTCGAGTGCTGTTTTTAATTGTTCTAATGCTTGCTTTTGAATGTTTAACTTAGTTAATGCAACAGCAGTAAGCTTCTCTTCTGGAGAATAATGATTTAACATTTGATCATTTTCCAAAGTAGTATAGAAAGCATTGTCTGCCTCTTGTGCTTGATTGGCATTGTCAAGTGCTTCTTGTGCATCTATTGTAGCCAAGTGTTGCAATCCAATTAAAGTATTATATTCAGTAGTTCCAGGATTGTATCCAATAGTCTTACCAATATTTTGGTTTACTTTAGATTTAGATAAACTGAAAATGTTATTTGCAGTAGCTATTTCATCATTTAAATCTTGTTCAGTAATACCTTCTGGCAAATTATACTTATAATTTTCAAGTACATCAAGTACATTTTGTTGATAATTCAACTTTTTATTTGCCATTTCAGAGTATGACATAGCTTTGATCATTGCATCTTTTTTACCAATGTGATCTGCAACTACGTCTCTTACAAAAGAATTGGCAGTCATGTCTTTGTAAGTCTTTAACCCAGAATGATAAGCAATTGTAGGTCCACCCATGTATAAACCTAATGCAAAACCACCTTTTACATCATTCCAAAATTGTGGATCATTTGCTAATTCAGATTCAGTATCTATTCCAGACAATATTTTTGCAGTACGATAATTTGCATCAGCTAAACCCATCAAAGATTGAAAAACGCTGCTAGACTTTTTATCATACTTACCAGAAATATAATCATAATCAAATATGTCTTGGTTAGCTTCTTCAAATGCTTCTCCAGTAGCAGAGAAACCTAATCTACCAAGTGCTTTAGCAGCTTGTAAACTAGCATTTTTTACTGGAGAGTTATATGCAAGTCTGGCATTAAACCCAGCATAAGCATCTACAAGCTTATTGTATTTGCTTGCTGCAGCTTCAGTTAATTTTGTACCTGTTTTTAATAATGGATTTAAAGCAGTTTTAATTGGAGCTGTTATTATTTTGCCCATAGCTTTACCAAGAGGTGCAAATACTAAGGCAGATTGAGCAACGTCCATAGCAGATAATGCCATGTTATTATCATAAACCCTTTCAAGTCCATCTTTTAATGATCTTTTAGCATTTGCTAATGCCTTATCATTAATATTGATTTCTCCAGATATTACTCTATCAATTATCTCATCATCAGATATTTTAGAAACATCTATATTAGGATCTTGTTGTTTTAATTGATTTCTACCAATTTCAGCATATTGCTTAATATCAATCCCTTGTTTTTTTAAATCATCTTCAATTCTAGATCTATATGCGCCATATACCTGAGCCAAAGACTCTCTGTGTCTACTATAGATATTTCCAGCGACACTAATTGCCGTAGCTGCAATTGCACCACCCCATCCAATTAAGTTAGATGCAGCACCAATTCCAGGGACAGCGTTCAATGCTCCAGTAGTAGCATAGTGTCTACCTAACCATAAAGCTCCAGTAGCTAAAGCATCTGCAATATAACCATTAACAGTTGCCATAGAAGAACCTGTTAAACCTGGACCAGCGTATAAGAAATAATCTGGGGAATACCAAGGTTTATCTTGAGCTCTTTGTTCCTTTATTCTAAATTCAGAAGACGGTGTATAATTTTCAGATCTATCTCGTAAGTTAGAATATATATTATTTATTTCTTCATTTACTTTAGATCTTTCTTCTTCCCACGATTTTCTAGAATTACTTAGATATTCAATTCTCGCATCAATGTTATCACCTTCTTTTTCACCATATTTAGACAAGATGCTATCGTATTGCTCTTGTCTATCTGCTAATGTTCTTTGGAGTTGAAAGTATTCAGATATTGCATTTTTGTATTCTTCAGAATTCTCATCCAAAGTAGGAATAGTATTTTCAAGATTTTTAAGCTTTTGCTTATCACTAAGAAAATTCAATTCATAATCAATATCATCTAATACGGGATTTATATCCTTAGCTAATTTAGCTCTTTCCGACATTAGATTGATTTGATCTCTACTATTCATAAAAGTGGTCCATGCATCTTTTAAGTAGCTCTTATCTTTAAGAGTTTCCTCTGGATTTTCTTTGTCCAATAGATACATTTCTTCATAATCATCAATTGGAGTTTGTTCCAATTCACGATCGTACCCTGTTTTAATTTTTGTTAAAGGGGAATGCTGTGCATTTACTTGCCGTATAGCGGCAGTAGTGGCATTGGTTTTAGAAGGAATTAAACCAGCATTGTATTTGTCTAATATAGATGTTTCCATATATTATTGTAACAGATTAAGCATAGTTTGATAAAGTTCGATATCAGAAGAATATGATTCGTTATATGAACTATCATATAAATCATTTTGTAGTTTAGACCCACCATGTTCTTTATTGACTTCTTGATCAAAAGTCATTCTTGTCATACCATGTGGATCAATTGGTTCCATTGCATCAAATGTAAAGTATTCTCCAGTAAGAGCTGCACCACCTCTGGTATCAGAGTGACCCCACGCATCTTCCACACTTTCACCTTTTATTGGCTTAACACTTAAACCAACTTCAGATGTTAAACCCATAGTTTTATTAACCATTTCTTTAAAACTGTCAACATCATAGTTAGCATTTCTTATAGACTGAATAGGTATCTTAACACTAACCCTTTGAAATAATTGTGGTTGGCCATTGGATTCACCTACCATTATTTTGTTTCTAGGCACCTTTATAACATCTTGGAATACTCCAGATTTTAGGTCTTCTGCAAAGTTTCTATTAAGTCTTGAATTGTCCTGAACCGTGTATTTCATAGAAGGAACCTTCATTACTTTGTTTACAAAGTCTGTGGACAATATTAACCCATTAGTATCTGGAATAGTAAATCCATTAGTTATAGCATCATTACTGTTAATTTCTACTTCTTTAGAAGATTTTATTTTATTGTAACGGTTCATAACTAATCCTGAAGTAGGATAAGTAAGTTCGTTCAACACCCTGGACGCAGTATCATAGTACAGTGGTAACTTTTCTTGTTTTACTCCAACAGCTGGGAATATATCAGATTGTTTAGCAAACATATCCCTAACATCCTCTGCATAAGCATTTGCCATAGCTTCATTACTGTAGTTCTTTGATGCAGATTCTTGGTATGCCTTATACATAGTGTTGTATTCTTCTGGAGTAATAGCACCTAATTCTAGAGCATTAGCAGCGTCTGTCAAAGTCTGTATCATAGATGCTTGACCTTCTATAAATGATCTTGTTCTAGTTAGATTTGGATTATTTTGCATTTGACGCTTTTCTTGAACTACTGCGTCATTATACAATTTAGTATAAGCATCTGGATAATCAGTTGGTTGTTCACCATTTTTTCCTTTTCGTATAGCTGCAACTCTTAAAGCTTGTTGTTCTTTCAAAGCTTGCATTGCATATGGGTCTACTGTAATATTATTTCTAATGTATTCTTGATTATCTATATATGCTCTTTCCATAAAAGCATTTGCAGCATCTTCAGCGGTTGCTCCAGGGTTCTGTTTTAAGTACACTTGCATATGCATTTGAGCCTCAGGAGTAGATAGTATACCACTTTTATTTTCATCCAATATTTTTTTAATTTGATCCCCAGTTACACCAGTATGAATAAAACCATTGGATCTACCCAAATAGCTATCTTTAAGATTATTTACATATTTATCTGTAAGATCTTTTATTGATTGATAACCTAGTGGAGATACATCATTATAAATGCCTGAAGTAAGTGTGTTATAACCAGTAAAATCAACATCGTGCCACAAGGGATTATATTTACCTTCTAGCATTAGACGTTGATTTACTTTTTGTCTCTCTCTTAAACCTTCAGCACTTTGACGAAGCATACTTAATTTAGCTCTGTCTACATTGTTTATTGCTGAATATATCTTAGATCTACCTTCTGCAGTTTTTATCATGTCTAAGTTTTTAGACAATTCTTCAGCCACAGGCAAAGCTCTACCATAAGTTTCATCATAGTATGCTTTTGTGTCAGCAGCGGATGGAGATTGAAATTCAGCCCATTTGTCCAAAGCTGTTGAATAATCTTTTAATGCTTGATCTACGTTTTCTTTTGCCTGCTTCCCAAGTGTATACAATTGTTCAAATGGAATTGGAACGTATGTATTTATGAACTCTGCTTGTGCAGGATTATCATATCTATTTACCATATTAAACTCTATTTCTAGTTCTTGTTAATAAATTATCCACTTGTTCTTTAGTAAATCCTTGACTTAAGAAATCAGCTAAGAATGGTAGTGTCATTTGATCCCTACTAGATTGATTTTGCATTAGTCTATTTACTTGAGACCATTTACCAAGTTGACTAGTTGCAGTTGCTCCAAAGTTTCTAGCAGCAGTTCTATTTCTAGCATTAAGATCATTGTACATATTTTCACTTTGTACAAATTGTTGTCCTAAATTATTAAGAGTATTTGCGTATTCTCCCAAGTAAGCATTATCAGCATTTTGTTTAGTTGCATACATATTTGCATTAGAAGCATATTCATCAGCAGCAGCTTGAGTTCTTGCTGCTAAATTAGAACCAGTGTTAGCATTAATGTTTGCTAAGTTATAGTTTGAAATAGCTCTTGATCTACTGTTAGCCAATCTTGCGGGTTCAATATTCATTTTACGTCTAGCCATTGTACTTCTAACTGCACCAGCATATGGGTTTAATACTAATGGTTCTTCTTCTGGTCCTCTTAATGACTGCAAAGCATTATACACTGTAGGAGCCAATGATAACCAATCTGGTGAATAACCACTTTTTGGTTTACCAAGTGCACGTTTCTTAGTAGCTTCATCTGCAGACGTTGGTATATTTACTGGAGTAACAACATCATCCCAATCTATTGTCATACTAGTATTTACTAGTGGTATTGTTGGTTCAGATAATCTTTGAGTAGTGGTTTTAGTAATGTTGGGTTTGGTTGTCTGTTTGGTGGTTACGGAACCAGTAGTACTAGGAGTTTTTGTAACTTGTTTATTCGATGCATTTGTGTACGTGTTTGTTAAAGTTGGTTCAGATTCAATCGGTAAAAGAGGTATATCAACAGCGATTGGTTCATCGTTTGCATATGTGATTGCATCTACTTGTTGTGGTGTAGCTACGGTAGTTTGTAATGGTGCAAACCATGTTCCAGTTGTAGGAGAACCCATTTGTAATGCAGTATTATGTGCAGCATTACGGTTGTATCTTACTGGTTTAACATCATAAATACCAGCTCTACCTTTAGTAACAGTAGCATCAGGATCACTTATATCTTTTGCATCTCTGGTAAACAATCTATCCAGTACGTTAAGATCAGGTAAATTGACATCTTCTACATTCCAAATGCCCCAACGTAACTTTCTATTATTGGTACCGTCCTCATATGCAGGTATTCCTTTTACTTTGGGCTTAACACCATTTGCAGCTTTAACGGCTTCTTGTTCTGCTAACAATTTATTATAAGCTTTGTTAGCATTTATTTTATTTAATCTGTTTGTATTTTCAGCAAATATATCTTTGCCTTTGCTAGGTTTTGTCATTTTAGATAATATTTGTCCTTCCTTAGCAAATGTACGATTTGTACCTGGTCTTTTAATCTTGTCAGATAATACAGATTCTAAAGTAGATGCATCCACTAGATGATTATCTGTGCCAGGTTGTGTGTTTGGAACTTGAACAATATTTCCATAATCATCTCTAACCACTTCATTGTTGTCCAAGTAAGCTAAGTCTGGGAGTATTCCACCATTCTCAAATGTATATGCAAGATCATTATTATCCCAATATTCCCCTTCAGTTTCAGCTGCAGCATTCATACCTATTTTGGTCTTGTTGAGGGTTTCCTTTCTGCGTCGTAATGCTTGCATTTGCTTTTTGCGTTTAATTGAACCAATAAGTCCACTTACCAATCCTAATCCACCACCAACAGCGGCGCCAATAGGACCACCTACAGTGAGACCAGCACCGGCTAACGAAGCTGCACTGCCAATAGTACTACCTGCAACATCACCTGTTGAACCTTCTTCTGATAAACCAGAAATGGCAGAGCCAAATACATTAGCTCCACCAAGGTAGTTTGACAACTGATCCATGCCAAACGCATATGCTGGTATAGTCTTTTTATTGTTTTTCTTTTTCATATTATATCATTGAGTATCTATAAGCTGTGCTAATATATGGTACTTTAAATTCATTACCACCATTACAATCATACTTATAATTACAGATAAGATATTTTCCTTTCATCCTATCTTTGTATGATTTGTTAGCCAGTTGTTCTACTTCATTAAGCTTCAAAGAATTACGAGGAATTGCAAATTTATAAGTATCCTCTCTATAATCAATATCTGCACTAGTTAATGTCTCACTAGTTTGTCTTTTTGTAGTAAATAATATCAAATTAAAGTTAGTATCCGTAGTAAAATCACCACTATATTCAACATTGTCAAATGTCTTAGTTTGTGGATAATCTTTATTTACTACAAATTCTATTTCGGCCACTTTTGCTTTGTCAGAATCTAGATTTGCTTGATCTCCACTATTATACTTAAACAATTTTAATGATTTGAACAAGTATAGTTTATCACTAAATTCTGCGTAATAGTCTGGGTTGTAATTATAAAATGAAGTGAATACTCCTAATTGCTCATTAAAAGCTAAAGTTTTATCTCCCAGAGTAAACAGAACTTCATTATATTTCTTATCATAAACTGCAATAGGATCTTTTTTAAATAAGTCTTTATTCTTATTCAAATAAGATTGAACCCCTTTTAATTTAGATACTGTTTGTAATTGACCATTAAACCCACATATCTCATTACGTTTACTATCATACCAGTATACGGTACTATCTGATTGAGTATTTGCTCTCAACTGGTTTGGACTTTCACCATTCATTGTAGTAAAGTAGTCATATCTGTCTAGTATACCACCAGTACCTAGAGTAAGAGCACCTGGGTTATTATCAGTTATAATAGAACGTTCATTCACTGCAACTGTGCCAAAAGCGTCTGTTTGCCAGAATACTAGATTGTTTTTAAACAACTTCATATCATTAATTGGTCCAAATCTAGTATCTACATCAAGATAATTGGCTACCTTGAATTTTGTCCATGAATCAGTAACTTCATTATTTGTTTTAAGCTCTGAAGATATGATACGAGTATCTGTTAATAGATTATCTATGTTATAAATAGATTTAGATACAAACTTCTTTGCATTAGGTTGAGCAGAATAAGCATCATTGTATGCATACGATGGAGTATTCTGAGTATATAAATCACCAACAGTAATTATATCGTCTTCTACAAAATGATTAGCATATCCATCACCAGCTTGATAAGTTCTATTTATAGATGAATCAGCATGAGTTAATGCTAGATTAACACTCGATTCACATGGTATAAAAGCACCTAAGAATAATCTATTGGCTTTATTGTTATAATAATCATCTGTATTATAACTAAACATACAGTTATTATAATCAAATATGTTTAGATATGTATCGCCACCATAGCACAGTACTGTGGAAACACTAGATTCAGCACTAGCACCAGTAGTAATATATACAGAGTTCTGTATAGCAGAGTATGAATTACCGCCATATGCATTTACGCTTTGCTTTATATTACACAAAACAACTGCATTGACATATCTGTAACTAGAAGTACTTACAGCTAGTGGTATATTAGCAACCATGTTATCACTCTTAAATATGGCACATATTCCATGAGGACCATATTTTCTAACATTGTTTGCATCAGTCTTATCTACTTCACCATCTCCTGCGGTTCTAATATTATCCCATACCCAGTTATAATATACTTTATCACCAATGGTTACTGCTTCAGCATTATACCAAGGCTGGTCACCATTCGTTAACCAAGGACTGCTCGGCCCTGCATATTTTGCACTTTCTACTGCAGCAGATTGAACACCATTTTCAACATATAAACCATAGTATTTAGCAAGTAATGCTGAATAGAAATCATCATTGTTTATTACTATTGCTCCATTAGCAACATAACCATTACTAGGTTGACCTCCTAATGATTTAGTTGGTCTTATTGTAGAACCGTCATACTTTATAGATTTAGCATTTGCTAATACTTTTAGAGAACCATCTGTAATACCCCAGTCACCATCTGCAGTAATAGGGGATGTCATAACTCCTACCTTTTCAACTGTTTGAAACTTATCAATTAACGCATCTGCATTTTCTCTGTTAATCGCTATCTCTGGAGACACAAACATGAAATAATTGTTAGATTGTGTATCTGATAAGTTAAAAGTATATTGAAAATCTCCATCGTTATGAGTCTTTGCATAGTAACCATGCTTATTTGAATAAGCTAGATATGGGAATGGCGTTAAGATGTTAGAATCTCTGTCATAATTTGTAATACAACTTACTACACCTTGAGCTAATATAGTTCTATCAGACAATGTTCTTTCACATCTAACTATCTCGTATCTTACTACATCTGATGGTAAATTCTTTACTTCAAACTCAATACCAAGTGGTTTGGTAATAACTGATAAATTAGATCCATAATCACTAGCCTCATTGGAAGTAAAAAACTTATAACCAGAATCTTTATTAGATGGCATCCTTATATCACCTATCCAATGTACAGGAGATGCTAAACCTTGTTTATTGTATAGTACAATACCAAATCTATAAATCTCATCCCTCATATATCCTTTTACTTTGGACTCTATTTCGGCATTAGAATAGTTTGGTATTTTGTTACCAGATGATAAACTTATTGTATTTGATTTATCGTTACCTTCATAGTTAATACCTAAACTAGTAAGTGATCTTGAAGAAGCATTGAATGTAAATTCTTCATTTATCATTCCTCTAGATGTAGTAGATGCATCTTCTAGTAAATCTGTAGTAATAAACCTATATGACACATTCTTGCCTTTTCCACCTTGTATATATCCTCCTGTTGGAGAAGTAGTATACTTGTATGCACTACCATCAACATTAAATGGGCATATACAATCATGATCTTTAGGTATATTTGTAGTAGTTAATGCAGATAAAGCAAAGTTTAATGAAGAGCCAGAGTTAGATAACAATAATACATTGCCAGAAGAATTAGCTCTAAATGCTCTAGCATCATATTCTACATCCCATGTTTCCTCAGTAAGATTAGCAGCAAACAATCTATTATCTTTAGATTCTATTACTTCAGGTATAAATGTGTAATTGGCTAATGAATTAAATTCATCAATACTTAATTCCGATACTAAGCTACCACCTTTATCTTCATAGTTTATTACAGAACCAGTTCCAATAACTATATCATCTACTATGGATATTACAGGTACTTCATTCTTTGCCTTATAGAATAAAGAGATTATTCTAAGTCTATCAAATCCAGTACTATTGTTTCTTACTTGTAGCTTTATAGACTTACCAGTATTCTGTCCTTTAGAACTTCCTTTTACAGCATTATAATTTGTCTTTTGATCACCATCACTCAAATGATAAAGAGGAGTAAGCGGAGATATTGCAGATTCTGTACCTCTCACTTTAAACAATTGATAGCAATATTGTATCATTCCAGATTCTAAACTACCTGTCCCAAATCCATTAAATTCAAATGGTGCTAATGTAGCTTTTGGTAACATTACTATAGAATCCGAAGTAATAGATGAATTACTAGCTATGTGATCATCATCTACGTTGATTACTTTAATTTGAGCATGTCCGTCTGCCCAGTACACCTTTACATTGTTGCTTGCTTCCCATCTACATACACTACTAATTGCAGCTACGTTGCTAGATGATACTTCTATATCTAAAGGCCTATTAGTTACCACTTTTGTTACAATTGGTTCTTCCTGTGATCTAGAAAAATCAATCCTATAGACATTATTATTGCTAGTACCATTAATTTTAGTAAAAACAATCGCCCAATCTCTTACTGTGGTAACATGTATGATAGTTTCACCAGACAAATTTGAAGAAGGTCTACACGCTAAAAATCCTTCTATATTTTGCATTGCTGCAAAAGAAGATCCTTCATTCGTTAGTATACGAATGTTCTCTGCATATATATACTGGTTATCTTTCAATACGGAATAATCTACGTCCATACTAAGACCCCCAGAAAATGTATTTGTTTGTCTAGTAGCGTTCATTTGCGTTATAAATTATTTGTCTTTCCCCAGTATGTGAATAAAAAGTATTGTGATCTCTAAATTCTGGAACGATTTTATTCCAATTATTTTTAATAGACTCCATACCATCTTCATTTGGCATCAATGCCTCAGCATATGCTTGGTTTCTATAAAAATTCCAAGATCTTCTAATATCGTAGTACACTTCTCGATTTAACTTACCATTCAAATACTCAGGATACTTCAGTTTCATTGTAACATACCAGTATATAGCCTCAGTATAAGAAGTTAAATCTGGTATTAAAGCGTATCCATCTTCATCGGTAGGTATCGCACTGTATGATAATTTTAAGTAACCTGACGGAACATTACACATTATAAATCCAGGTTTGATACTATATTGCAATCCACCACTAGGATTTGCTGTATTGAACCCATCGTTATGTGTACGTTCGTTTATAAGATTTGAAATAATTGTACGTAGATTTTGATTGGTATTTAGTAATTCTAAAGCCTCTGTTTTATCTATGTTACCAATCATATCCACTACCAAGTTAACCATTGTATCCTCTTGTACAATCATATTTGGGTCACAATGTTCACAGCAATTATTATGACGGCATTCCTTTTTGTGGCCAAGTTCATCATAACAACCACAATTGCAACAACATTTGTCATGTCCCCAAACAGCAAATGAACCTGTAGCTTTCCTCATAGGAAACCAAGGTCCATCACAATTGAAAGAATATGCAACTTGATGTAATTGATGAAGATCACATGGTAACGATGCTTGATGTCCACACAGTTTTGTAATTGGAGTACCATCTTGACCAGATACTTTTGGAATAAACTGTGTAACAGCGCCAATCTTTTCAATTGCTTCTCCACACCAACTTCGTACATCTGATATACGGATGTCGTCTTCTTTCAAATCTAGATCAGCAATTATCTTAGCAATTACCGTTTTAATTGAAGTTAATTTTGTAATCATAATTCTCTATAATCTCTAATATGATTTTTGATAATCTGAGCAAGATGCCTTTTATTATCCCTTGTCATCACCAATTGATATTTGGTTTTATTTGGTGTTATCATATTCTGTTTATTCCAATATATTCTATATTTATAGAAGTTAGAATGTTCATTTAAATGATAAATAACTTTACCGGCTTTCTTGCTCTCAGCATAATCAATTCGAAGACTCTTTCCAGTATACTCTTTAGGTTTATGTTTTACTATTTGAATAGTCCCCATTCTACAAGGTAACTTAACCTCTTTTCCGTTTTCTATTAACTCATCTCTAAGATACTTGAAATAATCGTTTATTATATCTCTAAACACTCTATACTCAACTTGGTATAGTGGGTTGTCTTCTACATACTTAGAATACGAATCATAAAAATTGTGTCCCGTATAAGCTTTCGTCTCCATTATTGAACTTTTACATCATTTGTACTATTGTTAGTAGTATCATTTGGCATTTGCAACATCAAGTTTAATTCTTTAGTAAAGATCATATCTTTAATTGTGGGTATCATGTTTGCAGGAACAGGATATGGTGTATCATCCCTATCAAAACATTCACCAATTGATGTTGGGTCCTCTAGTATACCATCTATTCTAACATACTCTAGATGTTCTGGTCCCATTATGTACAAATGATTTCCTTTAAGATATGCAATATAATCATTGCATGTATATTTTCTATTAATTTGATACTTTGCTTTGGTTTCAGTTCCAACTTGAATCAAATTACCATCTAAGTCTTTTACACAAATTAACCCAGATCCAAAATGTAAATCTATAAACTTTGGTAATTCCTCGTCAGATTTATAATTGTATCCATCCGTAGGGCAATTTCGTACTTTAGAAATATGCAATGGTCCTATTGTTTGAACATACGATTCATTTATGTCTCTACCTTTATCCAAATCTTGTTTGATTAGATAGGCTCTGTATTGATGAATCCATTGTTCTACCTGTATACGTGATAGATTCTCAGACTCGGAAATGTTATTATCCCTAAGTATGAGAAATATATCGTCTATAATTGAATTTAATGAATTAAATGTCATATTCTTCTTCATTTGAGCTCCATTCTTCTGAAGCTAGTAAGTTACTAAATTCTAAGGACGGGGATGTATATACAGGAAATGGATACGTAGGTTCGGTTATTTCTTCTCCATCTATTTTCATATCAGAAGGAAACAATGTTTCATAATGTGTGAGATGCATTATAATTTTAGTATTATATACATTGTATCTTGGTGAATCAATACTCATTTGTTTCTTTATTTCCTCTGGTATTAGATCATATACTTCTACTGGTATCTCTATAAATCTCATATCATTTCGCTTTTAATGTTTGTAAATAATCATATGCTTTGATACAGTCGTCTTTGGATAGGATGTGGTTGTAAATGGCTAAATTCTTTAAGGCGATTTTAGTAAAGTGGTTTCCATTACTACCAATCATTAAGTACTTATTACTACTTGCGATAGGTTGTTCTTCACTAACTAGCATTTCAGACCAATCATCATAATATACACGTCCATCTGAGCAAATAGCCTTTAAAGATTTAGTATTTAAAACTTGTCCTTTACTTGTGTTATTTATGTATATTATCAATCCATTATCTTTGTTAAACACAAATAAAGAAGAAGGTTTTATGATACCCGCAGACCCCATCTCGTCAGACACCAGCTTCCACTCACCAACAATCGTAAATTCCTTATCCATTACAAAATCCGACGAAACAACCTTATCATCCACCCCATCAGTAATCAGATAGCCTTCGTATTCGGGGATTTGCTCGATGGTGATGTCACAGGATTCTTGTATTTTATTTAATATAAACCCATACCAATCCCCATTTGCTTTAAATAAAAAAGACGGTAATGTATAAATTCCATCTTCTGATATTTTGTACATCTGTACTCCTTCAGGAGTTGCTTGTCTATATGATAGAGTTTGACCATCTTTCAGTCCATAAACTTTTATCTTATAAGAAGAAACTGTAAAAGATGGTTGTTCACTACGGGATTGATAATATAACTGTGTAACCGCAATCTTAACTGAAGTCACATTTACAGAATAACTCATCCAAGTTATATCTGCCCTATCAGTAGATTTAATCCATCTATCATCATTATAATTCTCACCATACAATCCATACCCACTCCCTTCTGCAAACCCAAAATTGGTCAGCTTAAGATCATTACCATTGCCTGTAACATTGGCGATAATATCACGATTACTATCCTCGTTGGTCTTGCCGGTCACTGTCCATGCTTGATCAAATGAAGAAGGATCAAAATCATCACCGCCTTCTGAAGTAGGGGTATAAAGACCATATTTACGTTGCGCTTGTTCTTCCATCAGCTTCTTATACTGTTCATACCAAGTTTCATATTCCAGTATAGGGCCCGCCACACTTATAAGTTTATCAGTGTCTTCTACATGAGTTGCATAATGTTTCTTCATACTTATAAGTTATTTATTGTTATTGTTACTTGTTCTTTATTATCCACCGCCTTCTGAAGTAGGGGTATAATCTTATTATAAGTTACAGTAGAATTAGATATCCAATCTTCTTTCTCACCATCCCAAGTACCCACAAGAATACATCCCTCTGTATCTTTAGAACTATTACCAGTATGAATTCTAATACCACTAAAGTTAGGTACATTAAGGATTTCTGGTAATATTTTCTTAAATCTTGGTGAATAAGTCAATTTAACTTCATAAGTACCTTCGGGTATTGCAGTTTTACCATAAACTTTTTCTCCTTCTGGTCTTACTCTATCTTCTAGGGTATCTGCTATATATTTCTTATCAATATACAATTCTCCAATAGTTGCAGAGCTACCTAGAAAGATTCTATTTAATGTTAATTCCATTACGCAGCCGGTGTTTCTAATGCAGCAACTCTTGCTTCCAAAGCTTCATAATCACCTTCTAGAGTAGTCAATCTAAGATTTAAAGCTGAAATCAATTCTCTTACTTCATTATCGTTGTAATTAGATAGACCTGCAAGTTTAGATTTTTCAGCTGTTGTATAATCTTCAGTAGATAATTGCTTACCTTCCACTTTGTCTACTTTGGATTCTTTAAGAGTTTCCACATCTTGTTTTAATGTACTGATGTCTTCAGTGGCTTTGTTATTAACCAGCACCCATGTATTACCATTAAAATATTTCAAATCACCACCATTTGGATTAGATGATAAATCTGCCCAATATTTAACAGAAGCAGGATTAGGTTGGATTGTACTAGCTAGGATATCATATTTGTTATTGTATAATGTGCTCATATTATTTAAAATAAAAAAGGTTGACTAAATAGCCAACCTTTGTGTTTTTAGATTTCTTTTTTTATTTCTCCCTCTGATTCTACTTTTTTATCTTCGGCAGAATTGGGTGGAGTATTTTTTATTACTTCCGGACGAACAGCAGATACATTTTGTAAAAGTTGTTTAAGCTCTTTCACTTCAGCTTTTAAGTCATCAAGTTCTTTGAAATCTTTTGTCACATTGGTTGTTATGTCCGAATTTATGTTAAGTATTTTTAAGATGTCTTCACATCTCCTCATCTCCTCATCAATCTTACTTAAGCTTTCTTTCTTAATTCTACAATCATCAAGAGATTGTCTAACCATGTTAACAATTTGTGATTTTTCTGTGGCTATAGTAAGACCGATGGATGAATCGGTCATCATTGTTTTATCTTCAGATACTGACAGTTTTCTTTGTTCACCATCACACGAAATCACTAGATCCACGAGCTTACGTCTATTTTGCATAGGCATCGGAAATTGTGTCGGTGGCACTGGTTCGTCATAGGGTTTTGATACACTGACTACCGTTCCTAAACTGTACGTTGTGTTCTTTTTAAAAGTACCTGTTATTTCGAGTACGTGTATTCTAGTACCCGACGTTAACTGAGAGAATGTCATATCTTTATAAATTTAAAGAATATGGGCAACTCTCATAGCTGCCCATATATCTTGATTAATATTTAGGCAGCTGGTGCAGGAGTATAATTCATCAACTGTATTACATTGTCACATTTATTAAAATATGCGATGTATCTGTTCCCAGCACTAACTTGTGAACCAGTAATTGGCTCACTTGAAGCATTTACTAAAGGTATATTGCGAGTATTTGAAGCAGTACTTACAGAACCAGAAACCGAGATAAATACAGGTAGACTAGCTCCTGAAGCTTCTGCTGTGTGTCTAACTTCCAAAACAATTACACCTTCTTTGGGTAATCTACACCATACTTTAGGGCAGATACCTAATACTACATTTTCAGTGGATTCACCTATTGCTATAGTTTTTACTTTAGGTATTACTAGATCTAAAATATTTACGGTGTTATTTCTACCAAATGGATTAAATACGAAAGGATACATAATCGCCTCCTTTCTTATTAAGCGCAACAGCTATCGCCGTATCCATAAGGATAACCATAACCGTATCCATTCAACCCACCATTGCATCCATAAGGATTACATGTTAAGTAAGCAGGAACCGGACAAGGTCTAATTTGACTAACGATATTAGAAGTCTGTTGTTGTAGCAATGCAGAAGATTGCAATGCATTCTTTTCGTCACGTAATGTGTCGATCTTATTCTGCATTTCTCTCATCTCTAATTGACAGAACTTGTCATTGATAATCTGAGTCTGAGCATCTATCTTAGCACCAAGAATGTTGAATCTTGTAGCATTTTCACTAGACAAGGTATTGAAACCTGAAGTAATAGCGTTCTGCAAAGTATTAGTTTGCTGACAGATAGACAATCTGTTATCAGCATTCATCTGAGTCAGATTCAAATTAACTGAATCAATTGAACGTTGAGTTGTGCAGCAACAGTCACTAATAGCTTTGATAACATTGCAGTCACCTGCGTTAACTGCATTAATTACTCTTTCTGCAGAGAAACCTACTTCACCGCCAACTTTACCAATTGCATTCTGGATAGAACACAAAGCGTTGTCAATTGACTTAACGTCGCAGTTCAGATTAGTAGATAATGTATTGATTGCATCTTTATTACCATTGATTGCTTGCATCAATAAGTCTGTATTGTTGTTTTGATTACCCATAGCAGCTAAACGAGCGAAATCCGAATTTGTTTCTGCTTGGTTTCCACGACCGAAGCCATTTCCACCCCATCCGCCCCACATCCAGAAGAGCACGATGATGAAGATCCACCACCAACCACCGTTACCACCGAACATGCCATTACCATTGTTCATCATGGCCATTAAAGCAGCGGGGTCAAAACCTTTATTAGCATTCTGCATTAACGCAGCGATACCAGCATCAATACCACCACGGTCTTGTACAATAATTCTTTCGTTTTCTAACATAATGATTTATAATTTAATTGATTTATATATAATTTGATAATTAGAAATATCTAACAGATGTGTTACGTCTATCTCTGGATTCTTTATCACGGTCACGCATTTCTTTTTCACGATCTTCACGATCATAATCTAACTCATAATATCTATTACGACCAGGTCTTTCATACTCGTCATAATATTTAGAGTAAGGATATCGGTAATCGTTTTCTTTATTTGCGTATTCCATTCTACCAGAACGTCTTGCATAACGACCATATTCTTCTTCACGATCTCTGTGCATACGTTCGTATGCTTTATAATCGTTTTCTTCGTCGTCACACATAATGTACACATAGTAGTGCCACATCTTGCCTTCTGAAATGTCTTTGTCACAAAGCCAAGCTTTAGCTAATTCTGCGAAATATTTGGTATTTGCGCTACCAGTCATTGCTACTACTGCTTTATAAAAGTCTGAATATATCATATTCATAGCAACAAACCAGTCCCACTTATTATGTTTCTCTGATTTTAAGTTTATGCCCATTTGATTGGCAACGGACGTTGTCTCTTCAACCGTCCAGTGAGGACCTTTTGTACCATCCTCATTTTCCATACCCTCTACAGCATAGCGAGCATGTTCCTCATCAAAATGAGGGCCATTTATAGCTTCATACATATTTGCAGCCAATTCTGACTTTAAAATAGTGAAGCCTTTCTCCAACAGGCTACCTTCATGCTTCTCTAAAGCTGTTGCCAACTTATCTATAGCTTCTGTAGGGGATTGATGGCGTTTAATTTGTTCTAATAATTTGTTCAAATGCATAGTTTCAATTTATTTATTGATTAACACTAAATTGAAATGTATTGCAATTATTCTGATATATGTATTACTCTAGTATCTAATACTTGAATTAAATCATTAGAGTTTATAATTTGATATTTACTGATTTTATCTTTTTTAAAATCGAAGTGAATTAATCTTTGAAACCAATTCTTATAACGTCTTCTATAGACTTTATCTTCGTATACAAATAAATCTTGATGATTTAGTATTTCCATAGTATGTGTGAACACGCTATCTTTTCTAGCCACCGTGATGGTTGTCAATTGATTTGGTTTTAGCTCTACACAGAAATCCTTTTCTTTTGAAGGGATTATTCTTACTGTGGTATCTCTAATCACGGTCTCAGTGGATGCTACTTGACGTAGTTGCTTATCTTTGATCTTTAGCTTCTTTTGTTGATCCCTGGCTACCTTTATTAGACTGTCATTAGAATTTTTAAAATCATTTACTGTCAATTCCAATAACCTTGCTTCATTTCTATTTTGATTTGCAATATCTGCCCACACTTGAGCATTATTCATTGCAATCCCTACTTGTTTATCTAAGTCATTTACTTTCTTAGCAAGTCTGACATTATTAAACAATAGTAAACTAAAAATAACAGCAATAGCTATCTTTACTTTGGAAAATATCATTTTATCTTTTTTACAAGTTTCTTTATCTTTGGTAAATCATCTTTTTCTATTGTAATATCCAAATACTTTTCTCCTTTGCTTCGTATGAATTTACTGAAGATCTTCCATGGTCCAGTGGGATCAATTGCTTGTAAATTTTCGATCATTGACCATAACTCAACTCCACAAACAATACCAGAAAATGCTTCTACTAAATGCATGTCAATTGACTTTACTATTTCTGTGTCCATAAGATGGCAACAAGAAATTATCATTGCACAGTTTCCGAATTTCTTTAAAGTAGACCATAATCTTCTAGATTCAAACTTACCACCATGAGTAATTGATACTTTGGTGCCAAGAATTGCATCTATAAGTATAAATACACACACTACAACTATTACTGTCCATATTGGAGCAAAGAATGTAGATAACCAACCCATTGCACCAGATAGTAAACAGGCAACAAATTTAATCGGTCCGTCATTAACTAATTCTTTAAAGTAATTCACTGTAGCTACACTTTGAGCTGTTAATATAATATTATTTATTTTTTGTAACATTACAATAATTTGAAAGAGGATGATTGAAAAACAAAACGCTAACCAATACAAGATTAGCTAGCGTTCTGATATCTTTTGACAGTTTATTTAGTAAACGTCAATAAGGTTTAAAAGTTCTTTATTTATAAATTGACACTATCCTAAGTAATAGCGGTTATTTGTCCACTATTTAATTCCTCTTGTATTTGTTCATAAGCAACAAAATCTGAATCTACTTGCTCTTTTAATTGCTTTCTCTTTTGTAGGAAATCTTTATATATGTCTATATAGCTTTCATCCAATATCCCTAATAAGGCAGCATTGTAGTCATTCAATTTCTTTGCTTCAACATCTGTACCCCATAGTTCATTAATACATGTTTCTAATATCTTATTAGCAGTTAATGTAGGCCATACAATCACTTCATAATAAGAATAACCAATATATTCATCTCTTTGTTCCGTTTGTATATCCCATCTATATAAATAGTAACCATTACTATCTCTTTCTATTGTACTGGGTATTTTATCACTGTATGTTCTATTCATATTATTCTGTAGTTGTAGTTATTTCAGCTGATTTATATTTTGGGAAAAAGCAAAGGCGAGACCCAACACGACGATATGCACCAGAAGGGGGATCACCAGCACTCACATAAGCGAGGCCTGCACTCGTCTCGCTGTCCGCATTACCGCCAACCTGTATCACCTGCATGCGGTTAGCCGATGTATTGGTAGCATAATAGTCGCACCAGTAGGTAGAGGAGCTACCTCCGACCTCCGTAGTAACTATATCTCCATCTTCTCCAAGTAACATCTTCTTAGCGAAACCATTGGTACGGCAGATGTTGCCCTTCTTGTCATAGCCCGTGTAAGAGGTATCGCTGAAGTTTGACGGGTCATCGGTAGTCCATAAGATAGACAATCCGGAATCACCCGTGGTGACCTGTATATTAGCCCCGTCAGTGTATTTCCAGACATGACCGAACGGATTCTCTATGCCACGATACCTGTTAGCCATCAACGTGGCATGAGTACCGTCGGAAGCGTTCTTCACCACATATGCCTTCTCTCCCGAGCCGTTCCCAAACTCGTTGGTATAGCCGCATGGTATAAGGGGGTTTGCATTATTGAAATTTATCCAATCTGTCATTTGTGATGCACCCTCTCCAAGACCACCTTGTGAAAATCCATTAGCATCTTTTTGAGCGTTAAATGGTTTTTGACTATTTAATGTAGCATATTCTACTGCAAATAACCAGAATAAGGTTTTATGTGCTCCATAGGTGTACATCTCCCAGCCACTCCCACGTTTCCTAGCGGCTTGCCGGAATTGGTCTCGGGTGAGGTAGGTGACGGGACAACCTAGCAAGGAACGGTAGGTATCATCCCATTCAGCGGTGTTGTCACCACCTCTAAAATGAATTGAATTAGGATCACTTAATTTACTAGCTCCAGCCGCCGAACATAATAAATTATCGGTTCTATACATTCTGGCTTCATATGTTGAGATATAGAACTTATCTACATGTTTATACCCAGGTAATGGAATTTCGGACAACATCGTCCTAAATTTAGTGCCATTAAAATACAATTTATACCAATGTTCAGGCATCTCTGTCATAACGGCATAATCCAAATAGCTTCCACCCCATGAAAGCTCATTATCCAAATATTCTTTAACTCCACCATCTCTATCCAACAAACACCTTCTCATCTTACTCTGGATAGGTAGTTCTCTATGTAATTGCATATTACCTACTCTAACTCCATCAGGACTAGATGATGCAGTATCCCACTCAACACCATACGCATATCTTTCTTCTAGATCTGGTATATCTTCCCAAGCTGGAGACCATTCAGTAGAAATATCACCATATTCAAGTTTAATCTTATGGATGGTGGAAATTGATGTGCCAGTTTTAGGAGAACTAAATACAACCATATGTGTATTATCAGCTACTGCATCTCCGATATTAGTAATCCATTTAAAAGTCTTACTGGCCTTCCCATTCACAAAGTCAGTCTTACTGAACTGAGCCATAGAACCGACGGCACCAGTAGAGTTATATATAGTGAACATTTCCTTATCATCACCCAATTCTCCAAAAATAGTCAATGTTACTTGTGTTCCTTTAGATATCGGTTCAGTTAGCCAATAATCAGCCATCTCATACTTGGAATTACTCACCTCCTTCCCCGATCCCAGCAACAGGTTCCTCCCGTACACGGGAAGCTTACGATACTTGCCATCATTCATTAAAGCTTTTGATCCGTCACCTGTAGTATGTATTATTACTTCCTTAACATTAGGATCAGTAGAATTATCTGTAACACTTGCCTGTATAGAAATTCCATCAGTTACCGGAATTAAATAATCATTATTAACCTGAGTTTCCACATCTAAATTCTGACGTATCCACATTTGTATAGAACAATGATTAACCCCCATAGTTTGTTGCGCATAAAACCAAATAGAATTATCACCATTGGTGTTATATCCGCCAAAAAGACTTGATATATACTCACCATTATCTCTAATTGGGAGTGTATTAACAAAACCGTTTGGAACCTTCTCTAGTAATGTATTATAGTCTTCTTGAGATATAGATGGAGTATCACCGTTTGCCACTTTCATAAAGATGTCAAATACCGTATAATCCGCTAAATCAGCTTTAGTAGCTAATTTATCATCTACATATTTTTTGTTAACATCCACAGTGGGTATGGTGGGTTTATTAGTAAGATCATTGTAACTACCAGATGTAGCAACTGTAGCTAATGTTGGTTTATTCAATATCAATGCATCTCCTTCTGTAGCATTCCAATCGGCATTAACGTTTACTTCAGCACCAGCAGCAATACCATTCAATTTTATTTTATCAGCAGGTAACATCAAACCAGCTAAAGCTGTAGTAGATGCAGGAAGATTTAATTCTATATTTTCTACTACATTGGTTACTAAGTTCCTTTTATCCAGAGTAATAGAGATATCTGTTGCTGTAATATTCTTAGCAGCAGCTTCAATTACCTCATTGATGTTTGTAACTTTAGTTTTATCTGCAGTAACATAATCATTAGTACTTAAACTCTTACCTTCTACTTTATCAACTTTAGTATCAATAGCATTATATACCTCAGTAAAGTCAACTTCTGGTATATTTACTACAGACCATACACCATTTTGTCTAGCATACTGTGAACCATCTTTAGGTGCTTCTTCTACTAGTTCCCGACCATGATCACTACTTAAGTATGGTATTTTAACCCATTCCCCATTATATTTTACTTTAATTACCATAATTAAATATTAAATATTTGTTTGCCAATTGTTTTAGCTTCTGTTCTAAGTGTTTGAAAAGATTGCCATTCATCATATCTGGTAATAGGTTGACTGCCACTAAGCAATTGTTCAACCATATTAGATTTTAATGCTGCTTCCTCATCTGCACTATATCTAGTTCTGATAACCTTACTTACGAAAGAATCATAAGTTGGTTGTTCATTGAATTTTAATTCATAGTAAGCATAACCATGTATATCTTCAGAATTAACTTCTTCAATATCCCATCTAACTGCCCATTCATTCATTCCTAGGTATTCTATTACTTCAGGTATATGATCACCTTGTACTTTCTTTAATTCCATAACTACTTAATAATTTTTGTCTATAATCTTTAAAATTATAAGATCTCGTAAAGCGATACCATAAATTATGACAGTTTCCATATTTACACCATCCCCAATAAGCTGCTAGTGATGTTAACCTCTTATTCTTACTTTTATAACCTAATTTATAAATAAACTTCTTTTTGATATCTTTCCTGAGTAAAGTATGATCATGGTAAAATACATAACCAATAAAATCTATACCTCTTGCTTCTACAGGAAATATCTGCCAATTACGTTTTACTTTTAATTTCAAGTTATCAGCTAGATATTTTTCAATCTCTTGTAAGCAATATCTTAAGTAATCTTTATCTGGGTGTAATATAACAATATCATCACAATATCTGTAATAATATTTTATTTTTAATACTTGTTTAATCCACCTATCGAACCAAGCCAAATTCAAATTTGCTGCAAATTGAGATATATAATTTCCAATTGGTAAACCTTTTGGTGTAGAATAAACTACATGATGTAATAATCTTAATAGTTTCTTATCCTTAAATACCTTTTCAAACTGTGAGTATAACACATCTTGATCTATAGAAGGAAAGAACTTTTTAATATCTAATTTTAAACAATATTTTGTGCCTTCTTTATCAGCTTTTAAATCTCTTTTTAATCTCTTTACTCCATAATGAATACCTCTTCCTTTTAAACAGTTAAAGGTATCTGCAGTAAATCTACTAACAAGGTAAGGTTCTATAACATTCATTATAGCATGATGGACTATTCTGTCTGGATAATACGGTAGCCTATATATTTCTCTTTCTTTGTTACCACGATCGGCGATGATTGTATATACGCAGTATTCCGAAGTACGATAAGTATCTTCAATTAATGCCTTTTGTAACCGGACCAGATTTTCATATGGGTTCCTGTCAAATTTCTTAACGCCGTATCTTTTAGTTTTACCTAGCCTAGCCTTCTTTTCAGCCCGGACCAGATTTTCATATGATATTATCCTGTTAAATAAATTGCCTATTCTTTTCATAAGCTATTTTGGTGGTAAGACCCGTTCGCACAATACTACTAGGGTCTCTTCAAAGCACCTGTTATCTTTTACCTAGAGGTAAGGCTGATCTAAGTTCAACAAACATTTTTGTAATTATCTGAAAGTATCTGTTAGTTCCAAAATTTCACTGATATTCGTCTATGAATTCGAGGATGCATTATTAGCATTAGCTATGAAGACTCTGCATTGAGAACCATTATCCGAATCACCTGACTGTTTTTTCAAGTATGAAATAATGTGACAGCAGTCTTACTATAAAGTCATCTCATAGTAATTCTTTTAGATCCCGCCCTTGTTATTAATATTTAATTATCTATATTACTCAGGACTATGCCTGCATTTTCTTAAATGTATCTGAATCAACTACAACGATCTTACCGTAAAAGGCTAATCTTGCACCGAAATCCGTCCACGAATTCGAGGATGCATTATTAGCATTAGCCAAGAAGACCCCGCATCGAGAACCATGAGCCGAACCACCCGACCGTAGAAAGATTCTATTTCCTGTTGGATTAAACCAGCTATAATCGGAATAGTAAGTAGTTTCAGATCCACCATGTGCAGTAGGAAGTACATCACCATACTTACCTTGCACTATGGCTTTAGTCCATCCATTATATGTTCCAGTTGCAGCTGGATTAGGTTCATAGCCTGCAACTCTGATATTAGTAGCACCTGCTGCTTCAAGCTCTGCTACATCCTTATCTGGGAATGAACCTCCGTCATATACAACGTATTTACCTTTTAAAATGTTTATTCCTTGTACAAACTCCCACTTACTGTAATAGCAGTCTTCAAGTCCTAAGAAGTTAGTTGAGTAATATCCAGCATCATTATTTACAGCTGCTTTCCCATCTCTATTACCTAAAGCCTTTGTTCCACCAGTCCAACCGTAGTTATATCTCTTAGTACCTCCTGAACAAGGAATAGCACTATTGCTTGTACTAATATTAGTAGTCTTATAGTAAGCACAAAACATTCTAGCTATAGTAGCATGAGACCTATAATCACCAATACCATACATTGAACCATTTACCTTTGCTGCTGCAACGAACTGTGCCATAGTTTTAGATGCTGTTGATATAGAAGATCCAGTACTAGTCAACGCTCCTCCATTTTCATCTGAAATTATTCCTTCAAATGTACCTAATAATAATTCTGGTTCTTCAATGTAGTCATTATCAATTTGTTGTTCTGATATGTATGTTCTCCAAATACCTGGGCTTCTTTCTATAGTTTTGTGATAGTATTTAGGGAAATGCACCATTAAACTCTCCTTTCTAACGGTTTCGTAAGTAGCACCTGTACCATCAGGCCATTTATTACTATCTGTTTCATTTAAGTAACTAATCAATGCAGCATCATCTCCATACGGTTTAGCAATACATCTCTTAAACTTACTTCTTAATGATTCAATTACATTTCTATTACCACCTGTTGCACATGTAGTAGATGAAGAATTTTCATTATTTTCATACCAATATGCTAGAGTATCTTCTAGATTGTTATTGGTTACAATTTGATTACAATACCAAACTGCATTGTATGTACCAAATAAATATGATTCTCCATTTAACGCATTATATTGCCCACTACAGTATTTTGGTAATAATGTTGTTTCATCAAGTCCATTATTACTATACAACGATATTACACTCCAACCAAGACTATTAGGAGATATTTTTCCTTGAATTGTTATAGTACCTTTATCTTTATAATTTCTAATAGTCCACTTACATATTGCTTGTAAGTAATCAACAGTAGGATGACCGACAGTTTCATAATCTTTTCTTAGTAAACCATCTGTAATCAAAGTGTTCCAGTTTGGGAAGTTAGCATATAATGCTACATTACTGTTTTCAAATCCTGCATGATATCCATCTAAAGTATCAGCATCCAAACCACTACCTGTACCATCATTACCAGCATGCCATACTTTATTTCCTTTATAGGTTATAGAACTATTTGATACTGTTAAAGATGAATTTAAATCAAATGGGCTATCACCCCATCCGACATATGATCGATAGTTTTCAGAACTAGGATTGCTTACATATCCTCCAATACCACCAATTCTAGTTGCTCCATCTTTCGTATAAAAGTGCATACCGGGAGCATGACCAGAACCTGTTGATTTTACAGGAATTTTAATAATATTATCTATGTCAGCTTTAAATTGAACGCCTCCAGCAACGTCCAACATTCTTTCTGGAGCAGAAGTACCTATACCTACTTTACCATCAGATGTTATCCTCATTCTTTCGACGTTATTTGCCGAAGTTCTAAAATAGATTTCGTTGCTATTTATATAAGTATTATATCCTTTGGCTGCAAGGTCGTAGCCTATATGAAGATTATTAGTACTACTAAATCCAAAGGAATCAAGGTTATTACCATTAGTATCTTTTACATAAATAGTATGGGAATTGTTCATATAGATGTGATCCACATTAGTCATATTACCACTAATATTTGCACTACCATCAAATGCTTGTCCCCATATAGTTCTAGCAGTAGCTAACTTAGTAGCAGTTGCAATATTATCAGAAGCAGTTAATGCAGCATCAAGCTTAGTCTTATCAGCAGCAGACATTACACCCGCAGTAGTAGTAGTGGCTTTGTTGATTACTACTGTATCAGTACTTGCAGAACCATTCACTGGATTCTTCTTAGATAAAGTAATAGTAGCTGCATTAGCATCTGTAACAGCACCAGTACCACCAGTAACATAATTAGTTAAGTTTGTTACTTTAGTTTTATCTGCATTCGTATAATCATTTGTTGAAAGACCTTTACCTTCTTCTTTCTGTACAAATCGTGCATCTGCTTGTGCTTGGCTATAACCATCAAATGTGAAATCATAGTTTTCACTAGGATCTAACCACATGATTTCTTCCTCAGTAGGTTCAGTATCGGAGATCTTGATATCCTCAGGAATAGTTACATTCTTATCTACAACATTCAAAAGTACTCTTTTAGTAATGGTTTCAATCTTGTTAGCTTGTGCACCTGTTTCAATACCTTGTAACTTTGCAAAGTCTTCTTTAGACATCAAACCATTAGCTGTCAATGATGCTAATTCAGCAGTACCACCTAATGCATCCCAACCTTCACTTGTCCATGCATAGTTAGTATCATTCTTACGAACATTCCACACATCACCAATAACATTACCTTCAGTAGGCAAATCTTCAATCGTATCTACAGATCCTTTGAAAATATATACAGAAGTAAACTTACTGTCTACTTGGGATTTGTTATAGTAATTGTTAGCAAGGTCATCTGCTACTACTTTTATGTTAGCATCAGTTTGATCCTTAGTATAGTACCTAGTATCATGAGTATGAGTAGTTACTTCACCTATTAATACAGCTTCAATGGCTGCTTTACTAAGTTCAGCATCTTTACCGGGTTCTCCTTGAGGTCCTTGGAATCTACCCATATTAACCCATTCAGTACCATTCCAAAAGTATAAGTCTGTACCAACAATATAAGAATCACTAAGTTGTGGATCTACTATAGTATCTAAATCTTCTGGACTATCAAGACTACCTTTTAAGATAATACCTGAAGATGGCCAACCTGTGTTTACATACACATCATTGACTTCATCCCAAAGATACCAATATCCATCCTCTCCTACTTTGGGTGGATTGTCTGCATATTCTTTGGCCCTTGCTGCTTGAGTGTTGGCATTGTTAGCAGCAGTAGTTGCATTTGTAGTAGCCTGTTGTGCAGCTGTTTTAGCCTCATTTACGGCAGTTATAGCATCAGCTGTATTCTTTTCCCTTGCAGCCTCTTGAGTCTCTCTAACAGCCTCATTTGCCTGTCTAGTGGCTTCATTTGCTATCCTTTCCTGTTCTGCTGTATCACGAGTAGTTTCAGCTGCTATTCTAGCATCTTCATTATCTACACGTTCTGTTTCAGCTGCAACTCTCCCCTCTTCAGAACTGATTCTTTTTGTTTCTTCCTCAATCCTTTTCTGCTCATTTGTGTTACGTTCAGCTTCAGCAGAAGCTCTTAATGTCTCTGCACTAGCTCTAGAACTTTCAGCAGATACACGATTAGCTTCATTAATCTTACGAATCTCCTCCTCAGACTTTCTAGAGTTCTCTGCAGCAATACGCTCATTCTCAGCAGTTACCCTTTTAGTCTCTTCTGCTTTCCTACTATCTTCATTGGAGATACGTGTATTTTCATTGCTTACTCTGGTATTCTCAGCATTAACTCTACCTTGTTCTGCAGTAACACGCAATGCTTCTGCTTCTTTAACAGCTTGTTCAGTAGCTTCTACTTGAGCTTTAGCATCTAAGGCTTCTGCTGCTGCATCTAATGCAGGTTGTTTTAATGATTGAACCCATTCTGCTTCAGTACCTACAAAACCATGTTGTACTGCAACTTCATATGCTGACCAACCTTGAATACCTTGCATACCAGATAAGTCAACAATAAACTTCCAACCATTCTGAGTCTTTAAGTAAACTTTAGCGTCATCAGGATCTTCTACATTATTAGTATTAATAAGTACATACTCACCTAACTTTACATCAGCAGTACCCCAATCAGCTTCCATTGCTTCTATTGAAGGATATTCCTTCTTATAAGTGAAAGCATCACCAATAGCAGCTATACCAGTATTAACATATTGTTTAGTATCGTAGTCATAAATCCACCAATCATTATCTACGATCTTTGGTGGATTACTAGCAATTTCTTCAGCTTTATCAGTAGCAGCGATAGCATCATCAACTATACCCTCAATTTCTTCTACAGCTTGATTGGCTTTATCTGCAGCTTCATTTGCTTTGTTAGCTGCATCTAGTGCAGCAACAGCTGCATCTTCAGATGCTTTACTTAAACTATCAATCCAATCTTGTTCACTACCTTCGAAACCTAATTTAACTGCAATATCATAAGCACTAAGACCACGAGCTTCTATACCTGTATCTACATATACTTTGTTGATAGGATCATAAGTAAACCAATGATCATTCTCACCTATATACGGAGTCTCTGCAGTAGCTTTTACTCCAGTATCTCTATTGTCTACCCACCAGTTGCCATTAGAACCAATAAATGGTGGTACATAGTCATCTTTACTTACATCAAAGAGTACAACCCATTTTTCTATATCGTGATTGTAAACTTTAATTATTCTACCTTTTGAATCTGCTCCCAAGTCAACCCAGTACCCAACCTGATCTGGATTGGGTACGGTTATACTTGCAAACCATTCATAATATACATTATTCTTAACCATTGTAATAGTTATTATTTAGTTCTTTTGCGTTAGCATATTGCCACGGTCCTATTTTTGTAAACCCTTTTTCTGCTTGTATTTGTGAGTAGATGTTCTCAATTTTTTCATACATCGACATACCCTCATCATTCAACCTATTAGTTGCATTTAAAACCATTATTTTATCTGCAAGATAAATTATTTCATTTTCAGTAAATTCATAGTTTTGGGTAGTTTCTAGATCCAAGGCGCCACTAAACTGTGTATATACATTACCATCTACACCAGTATATTGACTAATTCCTTCAAGCTCCTCTTCTGTAAAGTCAACTTTTTGTTTAATAGACTCTTTTGTTTGTAAATTAACATAAGAATCATATTTCCAAAGTAAGTTGTATATTATAATTGCTCTTTCCTTTAAATTAAGTTCCATATTATCCTTCTATATATAAATATCCACTATTACTTACCCTAACATTAAAACTAGTATCACTAGACTCCAAACCGTAATTTTTTAGTTGAGTTAAAGTAGGTAACTGAACAAAATTGACAATAGTTCTTTCCATATTGTTTGAATCTCCGAAGTATCTACTTTCTACAGAAAAACCAGATCCCCATCCTGAATTAGTATAATGTTGGCAATTTAACCAACGTTGTGGGGTATTACTATATCTAGCAGATCCATTATATAATATGAGAGTAAAGCCATTTGTAGCACCTTCTCTACTATTCAAAGTATTCAATACTACTGCAGGACATGTTTGCCCAGTAGTTGCTGGAATTGCTGATAAACCAAAACCAACAGCAGCAGAAGGAATTCCATAACTACCATACATAGTCATAGTAGGGGATAATGTGAACTTGTTTCCATAACTGTCTGAATTAGAACCTGTCATTCTACCTCCCGAAATATCAAATCCTCCTACAGTACCACCTACTGCATTTAGCTTTGATGTGTAACATTGACCGCTAGTATCTACTCTAAACGGTGCAGATCCAGGTGAAGATGCCGCATTAGATCCTATTGCTAAATGAATTTTACTTGTAACGGCAGCAGTTGTTCTACCATCTAATCGCATTGTACCAGATTGAGATTGAATATTAGTATTATAAAAATCCCATCCTGCAATAGTTGCTTTATCTGCGAATAATAAATCTGTAGCTACATTTTCAAATGAATTAAATTTAACCCAGTAGTAATTGCCACCATCTGTACCTGCATTACTACTTGGAGTTTTTCCACTAAACGCACCAGCACCTTTCTTAGATCTATTCACTGCATAAAACGAACCACTATACTTTACTATATCTCTTACGTTTCCCTGAGAATTTGTTGTCCAAGCATAGTTAGTAGTTGAAGAGTATTCACCACGATAACTTAAACCCGGGCCATAATCTCCATCACTTCCTGTTGCACCTGTAGTACACACTGCACTTGTATATGAATAATCTCCATCATCAAATACTATATATAATCTAGTCCATATCCAATATCCACTTTCTGCTGCAGGAGCACTTGAACTCCAACTTCCTCCAGATAAACTGGTTGGTGAAGTAGATTTGTAATATTGCATAGTAACACTTTTCACACCTCTACCATCTGAACCATTTTCTCCATTCAATGGAGAAAAAATAATAGGTTTTGTCCACCTGTAACCCGATTTATCGGGTAGTAGATCTATTTTATTTGTATTTGGATTAAGATATCCTGTACTTGTCCAAGTTAGAGTGGTTGTACTATTAGTGGGATCTGGATACCATGCAAAAGAACCAGAAGTACCACCACTAGAAGAAATCATTTCTGTAAAAGTAGGACGTGTTGGAGTGGAATTAGTATTACAATAAATTTGTATAGAAGAATTGCCAACATTTCCATCTTTTCCAGTAATATTCTTTACTAAAGATAACACTACTGTATCTACAGTTATTCCTTCGTACACAAAGTTTATTTGCCACTGCACAGTAACATAGTTATTTGGGATACTGGAACTATTGACAGTGATCTGTTTCTTTTCTTGATTTATACTTAATGTACCTACACCACTTAACTGGGAAGAAGTTAGAGTATATTCAGTATTATTAAATTTTGTGCCACCTCTTCTTAAGTGAGCATAAGTAGTGGCTTGAGACCAATCACTGACAACACCTTCGTAATTTGCTGGAACTGTCATACTTTCATTATCTAATGCTCCTCTATACGCACTTTCTCCATCTCGAACATTATTTATTGTAATTATATCTTCAAACGATACTCCCCCAGTACTAGTTACTACACATCTAAATGTAATTTCATCTTCACCTGTCTGGAAATATACTCCATTATAAATTACAACTAATTCAGATTTTGTTTCTCCCTCTAGCAAAGTCCATTCAGAAGTACCAGATATTTTCCAATACCACTTATACGAAGCTACATCCATTAATGTGGTATCCATCTTTAATGTTATTGATTGGGGAGTTGGTATTTTTGCATATTCTGCGTAGTGAAAAAATTGTTCTCCAGTTAAATATGTTCTAACAGCATCTTCTCCATTGAAGCCATCTTCTCCATTTTTACTTTGGTTAATATACCAATCTTTGGTCACTGTTACACCTTCGTCTACTTCAATTGTGAGAGTTATTCTTGCACTAGTAGAAGTTAATGTTTTTAAAGATACTCTATTGTCTTTAACTTCACATGTACCAGAACCTTCAGTAAATTTAGCTGTCATTGAAATAATTGGTATTTGAGTAATTCCATGATATGCAAATACATCAGTATATATTGTAGATGGATCTATTAGTACATTGCCAGAACTATCAAATGGAACGGATGCGGAATAATTTGTTAAGTCTATATAATATGCATCTAGACCTTCGGCACCATTTGCTAATTTAGCAACTTGCATCTCATCATAATAAGTTGCTTGAGTATCATTATCAGTTACGGTGCATCTAAAAACAGCAGTTCTGTCAGTAACCATATCTGGTGTAACTATTAAAGAATTACCGTAACCAACAATTTCGCTATTGTTTGTTACATTTGTCCATTGATACGATGGTTGCACAATTCCATATGTCTTTACATTTAATCCTAAATTAACTGGAGTGGGAGTACCGGAAAAGTCTGGAGAATCATATAGAAACATTCTATTTCCAACAATTTCTACCCATTTTGCAACATCATCGCCAGCTTGTCCATTTTCTCCTTTTGCAATATAAATTGTCCAATAAGGACTTCCTTCTTTCGGTTCTTTACCAATGTTGTCTTGAGTGGCTATCCAAGTACTACCATTATATGTTACACAGTCATAATAATAATATTGCTTATCTACCGACCAAGTTCCTCTATAAATAGGAATACCAGTTTCAGTTCCATCTTTAGATACTACTGTAATTGTACCAACAAATTTACTATCTTTTCCAATTACCGTTTTATCTTTGCCTTCCAAAGTAAAATCATTAATTCCTGAGTAAAAGGCAATCCTTGGAGCATTTGATCCTTTTGCAGAAATGAAAATAGCATTACGTCTATCTTCCATTTGCTTGTCATATTCAGCATCTCCTTCTACTCTATGACCTAATAATAATATTTCATCATCCGCAGAAGGTGTACTACTACCAGGCTCACACACATCCTTAGATAGTAATATATAATCACTACCTACTTCTGTTACAGCTCTCCAATATCTTTTTACATTATGTCCATCAAATTTTTGACATATTGCTTGGTCGTTTACAATAAATTCATTATACTTGGTGCCATCTTCTGTATCAAAGTAACATTTGTATCCATTATCTTTTTCCTCTACTTTAATACATTTCATATCACCTAATGTAACTAAAATATCTCCACCTACTGCTTTTATTTCATTTACAGTTAATTCATTAACTGTCATATTACCTCTAACAAATAGGTTATCTAATTCTAGATTCCATTTAGAATTTGATGGATACAAACTAGCTCCAACTCCATCCCAACCAGAACGGAATGTTTGCCCTCCCTGTATACCTGTAGTATATATTATTCTTCCAGGTACAGTATCCCCACTTTTAAATACGTAGTCTTGTTTTACTTTACCGGCAGTATAAATATAGCTATCAGTAGGTGTAGTACTTTCACCCATTTTGATTACAGGTAAAGAACCAGATCCATCTGCAACTGCTTCTACTTGATTTTCAAGTTTAGATAATGCTTGATTTAATGTATCAGTACTTACTAAGGGATCAGCACTTATTCCTTTATAATAACCTTGTAAAGAAGTAATAGTACTAGAAGGTTGTGTATGATAACCTGGTACATTACCACTACTACCCCCGCCATTAGCGATTACTTCTGCTAAAGCAGTAATAGTGTTTTCAGCCACAGTAAGTCTATTGAGAGCATCTTGTAATTGTTGTAATGTAGATCTATTGTCAATATCATCTATCCACTCTTGCATAGTACCACCAATCTCTGACATATCGGTGTCATGCTTAGTATCTAAAGTAATGATCTTATTATTCAATACATCATAGTAACTAGTAATAGCACTATTAAGATTAGTAGTTACACTAGTATCTCCTTCTACTATCTTATTACTAAGATCTTTATAATTATCATTTACTTTAGTATCTAGTATCTCAACATCTTCTTCTACAGCATCTACTCTCTCATTAGTAGCAAATGTACCTGATAGTGATGTAGTAAAACTTCCACTAGTAATATTCTTATTACTACCATCTTGTACAAGGGTAATGAGGTCTTGCTCTTGCAGTTTAGTTGTTAGTTCAAATTGTGATATCTTTTTATTCATATTACTCTTGGATTATATGTTTCTCTGTCTCTGTTAAAATACAGTCAGGTTTAATATTTTTCTCAGGATAAAAATTAATTTTCTTTTTAAGACAATTTATATAATTATTAAGCTTCTTTAGAACTTTTGTCTTTTCTTCTGATGTTAATTTTTTATCTGCATTTACTTGTTTCACAAGCTCATCAAAATGAGAGATTAATACTAAGTTTTCAATAGACACTCTATCCAATTTCACATTATATTTAGTAGAATCATTTACTAATTTTCCTACTTTATTTACATAATTGACAGTATCCATTTTCACAAGTTTTAGTATTAATGTTACAATTACACGTAGTCATATCTAACAAGCTCAACATCTCATCGTAATATTGCTCAGCATCTTCAGTTAATCCTAGAGTAGTAGCATTATCATAAAGCGTTTTCTTAAACAGAAACATCATTATTTTATCTTTCATTTTGTTATCTAGGCAATTGTGGCAATACGTAGTTAACAGTTTTATTTCTGCATAATACAATGATTCATTCATTTCCATATCAATCGTATATAAAATAAAAGGGGAAAGGGATATTACTCCCAATCCCCTTTTTGGTTTGAATTATATTTTTTGATTAAGCAACTTCTACAAAAGCTTTTAAAGCTGTCATAAATGCAGAGTCTTCAAGTTCACCAGCATTTACATACAATTCACAAGCTAATGGAGTTGTTTTGATGTATTGATTATCATCACTAAGATATTTGTTATCCCATTCGATAGACAATGTATCGTAAGTAGCACTTAAATCAGCTTTCAATTCAGGAGCAATGTACGGATAGATACCGTTTGCACGATGAGTAATACCTCTGTAACCAAGAGCTGCATTTTCACGATCACGAACAATCTTCGGATTACCTTTACCAGGAGTACCTTGAGTTTTAGCAATTGTCAAATTAGCAATAGGATACATTACATTGCTCAACAAACCAGAAGGAATAGTTTTCCACATAAACGCTTCTACAGAAACCTGAGAATAGTTTGAATCCAACATGATGCCTTCATTGTATGGCATTTCTTTTGCATTCAAAGTAAGTACAGCAGCTGAACTAGTTGCTACTACTCTAGCTTCTTTGTGTTTGTTGATCTTATTCTTAAAAGCTGTGATCAAATCAGTTGCACTTGTACTCTTTGCAATAACTTCATAAGTATGAGTAAATTGTCCTGGAGCTTCATAGATGTCAGTGTATACTAAACGCAACACATAACGATGACCAACTTCTGGAGCAACATCAGTAGCAGTAATTACAATTTTGTCCTCAGCTGCAGCTACATATTCACTAAATACCATGTTGGGTTTAGAACCCTTCATGATCGGCATTGAAAAACGAATAATTGATTTTGTAGACTTTTCACCTTTTACATTATAAACATCTTCTTTACCTTCGCAAACACCGATGTATAATGAACTAGCAGCTTTTGCTCCATTTGCATCTTTTACAATTGCTCTATTTTGATCAAATAATGCAATCTGACCTTCTGTCAATGCATCTACTGTCGTATAAGATGCAGGTGCATCAGTACCAATAAGTACCGTATTCACATGATTAAGCATAATTTTTATTTTTATTTTTGTTAAACTTTAATTAGACGTCTAGCTTAACATTTTATTAGTTTTTCTACTCAGCTTATTTCAGCCTTTCCTCGTCAAACTAAACTATTTCGTATAATCATTCCATTGTACTAACTTCGTTCATATACGATTGATATCTTGGATTAGCCTTATTTTCCAAATACAACTCTACCGCTAACTTAACTATCTCATTATGAGTTGCAGCTGGCATATCTGTATACTCATCAAATGGAGCATCAGTAAGACTAATCCTTTTAGGAGTTCTCAAGTAAGTGAGAATATAATTTCTTATGTTGTAATTACCATCTGTGTACAAATGGATTTCATTTCCTTCATATAATCTTAATGGTCTGGCGGATCTACCATGTAATCTGTATTCTGACAAAGTATTTTGTCTTTGTCTATCTATATTTTCTACTGTGACTTCTAACACATCTGTATTTTTAGTTCTTGGTTGACCACTTGGACCCACAGGCCAACAATGATCATAACTAAATATTACAGCAGTTTCTCCTACAGTAAACATATAATCATCTGGTAGAGTAACTGAATATTCTTCTGGATATGTAGTGAATTGATAAGACTTTCTAGTAACTAATGTACGCAGGTCATCTATTCTTTTTTGATCTTGTTCGAATCCAGTTTGCTTAAAATTGATACCGGAGTATCTAGTTTTAATAAATTTATCTAACCCAGCCATTAACCAATACTCAATATCTGAAGTAGTAGGTTTTGTTAGATTATTATCTAATTGATCTATTTCTAATTCAAAAGCGGTTTGTAATTCAATATACTTCATTATTGTTGATCATTTGGTTGTTTTACTTGTAATCTATATTTACCTTCAGTAATAAACATGTTAACTGCTAAATCTACAATTTCACTATGAATTGATTCTGGTAGTTCACATTTACTAGCCCCATTAGTAGTATTGAATCTTAATGGTTTCCTGTAGTAAGTCAATGTAACATTACCTAATGTAGTATATGCATCTACTGCTACTTCTATATAATTATATTTAGTAGTAGGATCTGATACTAATGCAACAGCAGGTTGTCTAACAATAGGTGTATTGTATGCAGTTTTAATAAACTTACCAAGATCTCTATACTTGACCAATTGATTATCTACCCTAACAAAATCCTTGTATTGTTTATATGTACCTTTTACTTTACTAAAGGAATGTACATATAAGAAATATTCTTCAGTAGATACATATGGTAATCTGTATCTTGTAAAACCATTAAGAGTAGTACCTGTTGCGGTTAACTCTTTTTCTACTAATAAACTCTTAATAGAATCTGTATTTCTAGTATGTATGTTGGTTTCAGTTTCCATCTGATCATCACCAACATAGTTCATCATTACATATCTATCTTGAGCTTCATTTAATATTGAAAATATAAGATCAGAATTAGGCTTTTGGTCTATAGTAAGAGTAGGATCTATTAACTGTATCCTGCGCTCAAATTCCATTTGCATATTTTTTGCGTCCATCTATACCTCCTATTCTGATAATTGTGCTACGTACTGTGGATGTGTTTGAGTTCTTGGAGATTCAATATTCTCAATTGCCATGTCAGCAGCTAATTTAACTACTTCATATTGCATATACTCTGGGATTTCATCTAGAGTAGACGTAATATCTTGATTATTAATCTTTCTTGGATATGCTAGATAAGTAATATCTATAGTGTAGGGACCTACCATGAGATCCCTATCTATAAATACTATTAACTTATTATCCTCTAGTATTGCTACAGGTTCTTCAATCCAAGGTTTATTATTATAAGTTTCTAAGAATCTAGTAGCTTGTTCGTGACTAATAAGTTTTATTGTAGCTATCTTATTACTACCAAAATGTAAAATTCCTTCTAAGAAGTACATACGTTTCTCCTGAGTATCACTACCATAAGTAATACTAGATTTGAAATTATTCATAGTGAGCCTATTACTTATAGGTTCACTTAGTAAAGACAATCCTTTATCAGTTTTTACTAAACCTTCTAAGTCTGCTACTCTTTTTACATTACCTTCAAATGGTATTCTAAGAGTATTATTACCAGTAGCTTTAGTAGCTATCTTACTTAGATACGCTGTGTATAACCAATAATCAATTTCCTCAGGTAAGAAAGATGGACAACCAGATATACCAATATTAACGGCATTTTTATCTGCTTCAATCTTAAATGCTATATGTGCTTCTAATACTGTCATGTTTACTTTTACTTAGATTCAATTTCTTGAAGTATAGTCATTTTGATATCCTGATTCTTTTTATCATTCAATGAAGCAATTGCATCTTCTAAACTTCTACCAATGATATCAGTACCATAGTAATAGATATTTTTAGATTTACGAATTACATTCTTTGAAATAGCTGCTTCAATAATGTATTGAGTATCTCTTACTTTGTTGTTTACCCAAATCAAGAAGAACTTGTCAGGATTATTTTCAATAAGATCAAATAAACTACTTTCAACTAGCTCATTACTGATATTATCAGTCTTGTGACCATATAAGCGTAAACATTTGCGCATTTCCTCAATTGACATCTTGTTAAATTCAGAGAATGCCTCACGTTTAGCTTTATTTCTTTTATTAGCTTCTTCAGCTTCAATTTCTTTATTTACAAGAACATAATCATGAGTAGGTTTAAGATTATTGATTCCATTTGCTACTCTTTTGTGTCCTTTTAAAAATAAATATGCAAGTTCATCTTCAGGCCTTTCTGTATGTAAAACTTTATCTCTTGCGCCTAAACCGATTGCATATGTTTTCCAGAATCCACTTTGTGGAGATAAATGTCCTTCTTCATATCCCATTTCTTTCTCCAAACGTCTAGCATCTTCTGGGGTTAAACCAGTATATCTATTACCAGATCTTGTCCAGTAAGTACTGATATAATCTTTACAATTCTTATACTTAGCTATTCCAGCCCATGGATTTGTACGGGCGAATTTTAATATTATATCCATAGTATTTTATTCTTTATAAAATTTCAGATATCCTACATTAGGTATTATTCGAATGCCGTATCGTTTTAACTGCTTACCTACTGTAGATCTATCTACATTTGTAAGTTTTGATGCATCTTCCAATGTATCAAATATTTTTATTAATTCATTATCTTGATTGTATAAAGCAACTTTTCTGGTATTGTTACCTGCACGTTTACTCATTGCGACATTTTCCTGAGTATGTAATACGTTTAGATCTTCTGCTGTTAAATTAGCAACATCTTCAATTTTACGCCACGTGCAATTCTTGATATTTTTATTATTTAGATATACTCCAGCACAATGCTCTTTTATGGTTCTTAACGATACGCCAGTTTGTCTGCTTGCTTCAGCTATACTGTAGAATAATGCAATTCTTTTACCTTGTAAATCTAATTGTTCTACTATTGTATTGGCAAACATGTTATCACGACTACGTTGTTTTTCTCCTGCTTTTAAAAAGTTTTCTGATACTTTTCTCTCATACACTTTGTTACAATACATATCAGAAGTATCTATTTTAGTAGGAACAGTTTCAAATTCATCTTTATAAAACCATACATATGGATTTACTTTAGATTGTGTTTTTAATGTCTTATTAAGAGCTCTTAACATTGAAGCTCTACTAATCTTAGTAAATTCACAAGCGTGAGTTACACTGGGATATTCTTGAATAAAGTCACCTTCTTTGCTATATTGCAATACCGCTCTGTAGTACGATGACATATCTTTACCTTTGTGTATTGCTGATATTTTGACCTTTGCCTCTTCTGTGTGGAACATTATATCACCACCACAGTCACCATTATATCCATACTTAGGATTTGTAGATCTGTATTGAATGATCCAATACTTTTCTCTTTCTTTTGCTTCATCAATGGTGTTTACGTATTCTAATGTTTTCACTTCAAAAACATCTGTACCAAATTCTCTTATTGCTTTATGAAAAGAATAATTGGAGCCACTTTCCGATTTCCAAACGTGTTGTTTGAAACGCTTTGCACTACCTTGGCTAGTAGCTCCAATGTATACTTTATTGTTTTGTGTATTGCTTACTAAGTAAATTTCAAATAATTGGTTCTTTTTCATAAATATTCTTTTTGTTACATTTATTTATGTAACGTAAGAATATCAGAAATGTTCCAATTAAGTGTGTCCATTTCTTAGTCCTCGACCTCCATCAGCAATTCACCGCACGCGCGTGGGTCACGTAACATTATCCCCATCTCGCCTAAAAAATGCACAGAGTACCCGTCCTTTGCATTAGATCTTACTGTGGATTTATTCTTAGAGTAACCAGTTCCCGGAGCTACAGAACCTGAAGTATTCCAGATAACCATCTCACGGTCCTTACGAACAACCTTAACGATATTAGCTTGACCATCACGTCTACCAAGATCCAAGAATGTCATTCTATAAGATTCCAGTGGTTTACCAGATACCGGATGTAATAAACGATTATAAGTAGTATCATCATACAACGGGAAATGTTTCAATGTCAACTCGATGCCATTTGTCATCTTGTATGTTACAAACTGACCACCTAAAACCAAAGCCTGACCAGAACCACTGATAAACTTCGTATCAATCAAGTTCATTGTAGCTGCTTTTTGTTTCAATACACGGTCAAATTCTCTCATACCCATTTCACCAGTCAAAGCAACAAACTTACGTTCGTTAGTACCTAAGATATTGTAAGACAAGTCAAACAAGAAGTCTTCCAACAATTCCGGAGTCAATTCAGTATAGTAACGTCTGTTAGACGGAGCAATCTGTTGCAACAAACCTGCAGGAATGTAAACCGGACGGCCATTTGTACCTAACAATGAAGTAGAACCATCTTTATTTACATTAGACTTAGAGTAAACCATCATTCTCTCACATCTCTTAGACCACTCACGCATTGCCTTCCATTCCTGATAATCAGACCACAAGTAAGAAGTCTTACCAGTTTTAGGATCTTTCAAAGCAATCCAAAGTACTGTAGAATAAGCTGTACCTGTAATATCATAATCCAAGCGAGTCGTAAACAAGAAGTTTCTCATCTTGAAATGAGTATTATAATTCAGGATATCACCCTCTTCACTGTACTCTTCGTAAGCAGAAGCTAAACGAGATACTTGACGACCAGCTAACAAATATTCACCAGGAATATAAGAGTTAGATTGACCATCCGCAATGAAACAAGTATAAACCCATTCATTACCATCTTGATAAGGAGCACCAGAAACACGTACTTGATACTCTCTATTATCAAATTCCAAAATTGCACCAGGACCAAACCATTTGTCCTCTAACCACAACATGATAGGTGTGTTACCCAAACCTGCCATAACTGTGCTAGCATTTGCAGCAGTGATTTCTGTTCCCTGCCATTTTGCAGAGCGAATCGTCACAGCTCTATCGCTATCAATCATTACAGACCATTCGTAGTCTCTTTGGTCAATTGTCATTACATTACCAAGACCACCAGTAATCGCATCCAAAGAAGTGCTATAACCATCATCTTTAGAACCGAATACATAAGAAATAACACGAGTTACTTCATACGGTCTAGTAAGCATTGCATTTGAAATCATATTCTCATCAACAAGATCTGAGAACCATTTACCTCTACCGATCTGTAAATTATTTAAAATTCCGTTATCCATATAAATGTTAGTAATTTATTTTTAATTAAAGTAGTTGTACTGCACGACTAAAAATAGAGTTAGATGAACTTGTATTAATTCTCTTAGTACCTTTACTAACGCCTGTTGATCTGAGACTATTTTTCAGATTTTTAATAGCAGAGCTAGTACCCTGTTTTTTGGCAGCATCTAACAAAGTGTCACCTCGCATTGTAAAATAAGCTGACTCTATTAAATTCTTTACGCTCTTGGAATAGTCTTTTTGGTACTGAGTTTTTCCACTAGCGTCGGCTTTAAATATATAAGCCAATAATTCTTTTTTGTCCTTAGCTGGTATCTTAATACCACGTATATTGTCCAAGGACTTTATTTCACCGACAACGTCGTCAAAAAACTTTTGTTGGCGCTGTACCATTTCCTCCTTTTTGATTCTTTGTTGCTCTAATAGCTCTTCTTTCTCTTTTGCAACAATCTCTTGAAGTTCCTCAACTGCGTCTCTAGCCTCATCTTCTAATACTCCAGCATCTTCAAATCTTTCGATTTTCTTAGCAATTTGTTTGTCACTGTAACCTTTTCTAGCTAGTAACTCTCTCAATACTATCTTTTGCTCATTTTCATTTTCAATATCAACATTGTCAACATCAATGTCCGGAGTAATAGAGAAATAATCTTCTAACTTACCACCATTACGAACAAATTCATCTAATTTTGCAACATCTTCATTTGCATATTCTGGAGTAGATTGTTCTTCGATTACTTCTTTGAAATACTTAACCAATTCTTCTACAGTTTTTGGTTTTTCTTCCTCCTCTTCTTCGTCAAAATCCCATTCTAATTCTTCAGCAATTGCATCAAATAAAGCAGATACTTGTTTAGATTCAACTTTATCTTCTTCAGTCTCTTCTTCAATTTCTTCTTCGGTTTCCTCTTCTTCAGTCTCTTCTTTATCCTTTTTCTTAGAGGCTTTCTTAGATTTCTTAGGTTCTTCTACTTCTTCCTCTTCAACTTCATCGATTTCCTC